GAAGTAAATATTCATGAATCATAGTTCCTTTTTCAAGAAAAGAAAAATTCATTCCTTCTTCTTTTCCATCAAGCATATCACGAAAATATCTAGGACCTCTTTTAATAAACCATCCTATTGCAGAATTACTTACTCTGCTATTATCTTCGTAATAAGGAATACTAATATCCATCTTATTCTTTAACATACTCTATAATTACTTTTTCTTCTATAGCTTGTATTTCTATAGTATTATCAATAATATTATTGAACATTGCTTCAATTGCAATACGTTCACTATCTGTAACAATTCCTTCTACTTTCATACTTAATCCTCCATGTCGCTAATTACAGCTGACTCAGGAACTTCTGCTGAAGTATCCCAAACTAATTCATCTTCTTTATCTTGTTGTAGTTCAACTTCTTTAAATGTCTTAAGCCAATCTGCTACATTATTATTGTACGCTTGACTAATAAGTTTATCTAAGAATGCTTGTTCTACTTGTTTCTTTTCTTTTTCTGTCATAATATCTAACACTACAAATTCATAATTCTTTTTAAAACTATAACAACCATTCAATCTAGAACAATTGTATCTTCCAGAATTTACGTCACTAGATCCATCATGCCAATGTCCATATAAATGATATTTACTCTTTCCAAAGGAGAAAACATCTAGAGCTTCATTACAAAATGGATTATCATGTGTTAGTAGTATATCACATTGTGGTATATCTTCATAAGTATCAAATCTACTAAATGCCCATCTGTCCTCTTGAAATTCAATTGGTTTAATCCAAGGAGATCCGTAGAATTTAACACCTTCATATATATACATTTCATCTATAAGAAATACTAATTTACCTTTAGATAAAATTTGCATATTATCTTTAAAAGAACCCCATTCATTTAATTTATACTTATATTCTAAGTAAAAATCATGATTACCTGGTATAATAATTACCTTCTTACAAGGTAATTTATCTACCCACTTTATGAATTTTGTTTCCCACCAATATTTAGATGCTTCAATATTTCTTTGAACATTTAATGTTACTACATCACCGCATATACATAGTACATCACACTCAGGTATATTCTCAATGAGATTACCATGTATATCACTTATACCGCATATTTTCATGTTTATATAAGTTAAAAGGCTAGAATATATCTAGCCTTATTTGTTCTCACGCTGCATCACAACATTCATAATCGTCATATCCATCATTACATTCATCACAGTCATCACATTCATCGTCGTATTCTACAGTATCACTAACTTTAGTTGGTATGTTTTCAGTAGAGATATTCATAATGTTTATGATTTCCTGAAGACTAATATCTTCATCTTCTAGCATTTTGACTTCACTCATGAAAGAAACAATATTATCCATAGAAAGCAGTTTAATATTTTCTTTACAGAATTTTACTACTTCTTCTTTGTTCTTAATACCAAAATCATCAGCTAACATCGGTAAGAATGCAGCATTTTCATCAGGAGAATATCGACGTAAATAACGAATACGTGAACAACGATCTTGCATATACTGACTAACTCGGCTTAAGTCATTGCAAGTCATAATTACTAGTTTCTGTGCAGTCTTTTCAACTCCATCTAAGAAATCTAGCATATACTCAGTTTTGAAGTTCTTTTCAACTTCATCAAACAAAACACATACTGGAGTAGTAAAGGACTTAAAAAACTTAATAAGTTTACCTTCTGGATAATCAGGATTAACTACGATAATAGGTAAACCTGATTCCTTAGCTAATAATTTCATCATCACAGTTTTACCAGTACCCTTCACGCCAGCCAGCATTACACCAGTAGTATTTGTATTTGCTTTATTAAAATAGGTTATAATACGCTTCTTAAATACGTCATCAGTTTTAGTAGAATAGATTTTCTTTGGTAGATTTAATTCACCATTCTCCTTAAATATAGGTGAATCTTCCCATCTATTCCAACTTAGATCATATACTTTACCAGGTATTAAATCATAATCAGCACCTTTAGGTTTTGCAATTATCTGTTCTCCTATTTTAATAAATTCATTCTTTGTCATAATCTGAAAATTTAAGATTTTAATTTGTTGATTAACTCATCAACTTGTTTTTTATTCTTTACTAAATAAAATTTAGTATCTGGTTCATTCAAGCTTAAATAATACTTGAATAGTTTTTCTCTGTTTGCCCAAGAATCTGTAGCAAATCCTTTGCATTCTATAACAAAACCATCTCCTACAAAATCTGGTAAATAAGTAATAGCTCTAACTGTAGAGTTATTATATACAAACTTAGGAAGTAAAGTATATCTATGCTGTTCATATTCAGCTGATATACCTGCTTCCTTTAGTTTCTAATATGTATAAGCTTCTAATTTAGATCGAAATACTATTCCATCTATTTCTTGTTTAGTAGCATTACGCACTTTCTTGTTTAAGACTTGTTTTAGCATAATTAATATAATGTTGCATACTATCACTAGTTATTTTAAACGTTTCAATTCTTTCAGAAAAATTACCATTTTCATCCGTAAATCCTACTGAATATAAGAAAGAATAATCTTTATTATATTTGAAAGCTTTAAACATTTCTTTAATTGAATTTCCTATAAACTTACGTTTTTTATTCCATTCAATAAATTCTCCATGCAACAATACACTTACTAATTTGATTGGAATCAATAATAACCTTCCAAGTATTAGAGCTAAATCAAAAGGTAATGCTATTACTTTACCTATAGTTTTTAATAGTTTCATTTAACCAATTTTTTATTTCTTCAAAGCTATTTGCTTTAACAGCATCAGATACATCTTTAGCTTTGAATTTTTTGTTAATAAACATTGCTTCTAAGCCTGTTTCTCGGCTTAATTTGCGACTTCTTTTTACTCCAGCAGTATCTCTATCAAATAGTATTATAATACGCTTAAAACGCGTCTTAAGTTGCTCTAATACATCTTTAGGTAGAAATGTACTCTCTGAAGATGGAGAAACTGCTGGATAACCCATTTCATGCAAACACATAACATCTTTCATGGACTTTGTGATAAATAATATATCACCTTTCTGAGGCAACTGCTCATAGCCTTGGATATCATAGTCTGTAAGATTGTTTCTCCACTTAGTATATTTATCTGCTAATGGTCTATATATTTTAAAGTTATTATAGACCTTATATGCATACATTGGATTTTCTCGTTTATAAGTACCCTTTACTATTCCGTTACATAAATAATATTTAATACTATTTACATTGAATTTCTTTAAAGTATTTATAGAAATATTAAACTGTTTCCAGTAATTGATATCTACATCAGTAAATTCCTGACGTACTACACCAATTACTGTTTCAGTTGGCGGTATATATTGCTTAGAGCTAACGAGTTTAGTGTTGTTAGTAATGTTTAGATTATCTACTATATCAGATAATATATCATTATATTCTGTTTTACCAGTAAATAATGATACAAATTTAATTACATTACCACATTCACCTGTTCCATGATCTTTAAAAAGTAGTTGTTTAGTACGTTTACTATAGTAAATACCAAAGGATGGATTTTTATCCTTCCTAAATGGACTATTGTATATCATACCTACTTTAAATTGACCTATATATTTTGCATATATATCATATTCTGTTACTTTAGAAAGTATCCAATCTAGAGTAATATTATCTGGGAGTTTTGCTCGCTTTCTACTATACATATGCAATCTGTTTTAGTTTGCTACTAGTCGTGGAATCGAACCACGCCTATCCAGAGATAGATTTTTATTTCTGCTGTGCAGGCTCACGCTTCCATAAATTATCTAATATCCTTAAATTGATAGTGCCATATAGGATTGTTACAGATCCTCCTAGTAGTTGAAACTATTCTTCTTTATTAAATAGTTTCGATATTCTTTCTATAGTTGATTCTGCATCTTCATCAGTTAAAGCTTCGCCTGTCTGAATGTAGATGTCAGAAGTTGTTTCTTTCTTCATTGGTCTAACTGAATGTCCGTATCCCCAATTCATTTTAAATTTAGCATTCCAGAATTTAAACATCCAGTATCTAAAGAACCAAGGAGATATTGCTGTAAGTATTTGTCCTTTAATTAAAGGATCTTCAAACTTCTTAATTATAACTTCAACTCCAAGAAATCCTATAGGTTCTCCGTTAAAATAACCAGGATCTTCATTATCTGCATATGCAGATATTTGAACACGATATCCTTGGGATTCTAGCATATCTATTATTCTCATAGCAGTATATGCACGAATCATAAGATTTTCAGCTGAACACCAGCAATTCTCACATATAGAAATATGAAGTTTAACGAACTTACCAGTACCTATACCATGTGTAGGTATTCTTTTCTTTAGGCAAGGTAGACCTTCTATGTACCGATCAAAGTTCATATCATCTCCATCAGAATCATCGTACTTATATTTATGTTTACGACCTCCTAGATTTATATCCTTTTCTATTTTCTTTAGATTATCTAAACCTTTGGTATAACTATATTTAGAATCATGTATTTCTGCTGTAGATAACCCTCTAAAACAAGGATCATCGCTATTTTCAATATTATTTATTTCAGCAGGATTACCTCCTTCAATATTGTCACATTCTCTGTAAAATTCATCTAATGAATTTATATTAATATTTAAATTCAGTTTTTTCATTACGCTGCTGTTTTAAATTTTGCTGTTACAGTAGAATTTGAAAAATCTTTACGTATAGCTTCAATTATTGAAGCAGTACTTTGTTTAGTTTTATTTTCTTCTACTTTTTGAATATATTGTTTTACTATATTCTTTTCAGTATCAGACCAGTTAATAATAAGCATATCTTTCCAGTCTAACATACCTACTTTCTTCATCTTTTCTGCTGCTTGAATCATACGAGTAGATGCAATACGGCGTAATGAATTTATTTTAATGCAGTCACGTAGTAAATAAATATAATCTACTACTTCGTGATCAAATTGTGACTCATATTTAACAGAGTAATTTACTTCAATTATTGCTCCAGTAAAACGGTCAATTGTTGAAGCATCTAGTTGGTTATTAGCAACATATTGACGATCTGCTCCATTACCAAAAGTATTTGATGTAGCAATAATAATACATTCAGGATGTCGTAAGACAGTTCCTGTGGTAGTTTCTATTTCACCGTTTGCTAATGCTGCATTAATAACCTGTGCTACAGATGGATCGAGTGCAGTCATCTCATCTATAAGGATTATTGACTTCTTAGCATAGAATTCAGCAAACTTAGTTGCTTCACGAGTAGGATATTTATATCCTGTAAATTCTGTTGCAGAAGTACCAATACCACAAGAAATACATAAGTAAGGAATATCTAGTTCTTTAGCTGTATTACGAGCTATAGTTGATTTACCACAACCAGCTGGACCAACCATCCAGATGTTATTCATACCTGCTTTAATTAAACTTTTAAGCTTGTCTTCTGGTTCTAGTGAACTAAATGAGAATTGAATTTTCTTTAATTCTTCTTTTTCCTTTTCTTTTTCCTCTTTCTTTTTAAATTCTTCTTCTAATTTGTTAAGCAATTCTTTGATTTCTGTTTTGCTTCCAAATTGTTCTAGTGATTTTTTCTCTATTTGTTTCTTTTTTTTGAGATCTGTTACATTAGCTATTTTAATAGCTCTACTACACACTTTATACTCTTGTCCAGTACAATTCATAATAGTATATTCTCTGGATCGTCCTTTCTTTCCTTTTACTTCTGAAGTTAATATTAAGAAAATACCTTGTTGTTCTTGTTGTTTTCCTTTAGAATTATTATATTTTATACTACCATAAAATCTATTTCCAGGCTTTAAATCATGAACATCTGTATTATGATTAACTAAGGTGCTATCTTCATATATATTGTCTTCTTGATTTTCAATCTGCTCATCATGCTCTGTAGCTTCAGATGCATCAGTATCTTGAGTTTCTGTAGTTAAATCTTTAGGATCTTTTAACTTCTGTTCTTTTGCACTAGACTTTGCAGGTTGATCTTTTTCTATATCTTGAATATGTTCTATTTCTACCATGATGATTTATTTTAATGATTAAAAAAGAATAAGGGTAGCTTTTACACTACCCTTATTTATTAATAATGATCTACTTCATATTAAAATGGCAGATCATCTGTTTTATCTGTAAAAGCTTGTGTATTAGTAGTAGATGAAGTTGCACTAAACGGGTTATCGTTTTTTACTTCTTTATCTGCTACAACAGGCTTTGTAAATTGGTCAATATTTAGCATAGCAATAGAAGATGTTTTACCTTCTGGTAATTCCATAGGTTCAATAAAAGTATACTTAGCATAATTAGGCAAAGTAGTATATCCTTTATCATTATATACTATTTTAGCTCTAAGTTTTTTACTCTTATCTACTTTGTTCAGCATATCAGTAATCCACTGAGCAAACTGTTCAAAGCTTTCTCCATTAAAGTCAAGCTCTTCATCCTTATAGTAACAGTTAAGTATCTGCAACATACGAGAATACTGTTTATCCATTTTTGTTTGAAGCTGTTCCTCTGTAGTTACAAACCCACCAAGTGTAGGTTTCCACTCTGTATGGGTTAATGTTGCTCCATCTTTCTCAAAAACAATTTCTAAGAATTGATTACCATTCGGAGAAACTTCTGTTTTTACACTTTTCAATACTACATTTTCAATAATACCAGCGGGAATATACTTAATATCACTTTTGCTAATACTTGCTGCACGTTCTTTACTATATGTCATAATTTCAATATTTTTAAGTTTTTAAATCAGGCTGCACACTCGTTTAAATAAATCTTATCCCAGTGAACATTAATAACATTATTTTCATCGCTTTCTGCGATAACTATCTTTTTACCTCGTAAGTGAGGAGCTCTGGCTTCTCTTACTGAGTTATCTCCACCTTCAAAAGATATAATAGTTTCATTCTTTTTACGATAGACATAACCAACAGCATCTGCTTCACCACATACTATATCACCTAGTCTTCCAACTAAATCTATAGCCATTTCTATAAGCTCTTCACCATCTTTATTAATCATCTTATCTTTAGTATGACCTATAAGAATAAAATTATCACAAAGATTTTTAAACATGTTTATTACTTTTTTAACTGCTTCTCTTAAGTAGAGATATCCGCTACCATTTGGTAATGTACGAACATCATCTCCCTTATAAGATTTGCCCATTGGTGTCTGACAATACAGAACTTTAGCATATCCTAAACATATTTCTTCGAGTCTAGTAGCATTATCTATAGCAATATATTTATAAGGTTTCTTTCCTGTTGTAGCGATTTCTTCACTGATTGCTCTAGATATATTACCTAAATCTTCAATAGTACGAGCTTGAATAGAGAGAGCTTCTAGAAATTCTGAACCTCCCTCTAAGTCAATTATAAGACAATTATCAAGCTTAGATAATAATGTAGTTTTACCTGATTTTGGTTTACCAAATAGGATTAAAAATCTTGGATTATTAACCTTTGGTTTGTTTTTCTCTTTTGGTAGTATTAACATATTAAAATAGGTTAATGCTTTACCTGTGAGATTCTGAAATTATCTGACAAAAACTGAAATTTTACACAATGTAAAGTTATTCGTTATTCATTGTTGAGAATATTGTTAACAGTAGTACTGTTACTAATATTAATAATAACATTTACTATATTATTTTTATCTGCTTTACGATAGTTATTCAAAAACAGACTAGGATTATCAATAGGAATGATTGTATAACCAATTTGAATAAACTTCTGGTAAATACGTACAGGTTGACCCATGTAAGTAAAATCGTAACCACGATCTTCTTCATAGTCTTCCATGATCTTAGCATATTCTGCTAATCGTTTCAATGCTAAATCAAATTCTGAAATAGCATCATATTGACGCAACTTAAATGCTCGATTTGCGAACGGACATGTAAGTGAATTATCATATGAACATGTCGGTCGATAATATTTTTTATTGAATGCAGAGAAATGTGCATTTCGATTGCATCCAAAACATAGCAAGTCTTCAGGACCTGCATATGATATACTGTATTCCGGATCTTCCGGAGTGTGAATTCCATACCATTTAGCAAACGGTAAGCGGTTTTTAACTTCGTTTAATATACGATTTTTCAAAGAACCCTGAGGGTCAATATTTTGTTTCGGAAGTTTAATTGTAAAGCCTTTCATAATCAGCCTTTTTTAATTTGTTTAAATACTACTTTTTGTTCTTCAGCACTTGCAGTATTTGTTTCAATTAGATTGCCATATTGAAGTTCGTTTTCAAATTCTAATATACATGGTTCACCATCTCTTACTTTTAAGAAATGCATATAAACCTTATTTTTTACAGGTAGACGACGTACTCCATATATAGCTAGCAGTTGTATTAACGGTAAGCTCTTTATCTTACCCTCTACGTCTTTATTTATTCACGTAGCTTAGACTATTTCTTAATATAACTTAATATATTCTTAGAGAAATTTGTTAATTCTTCTTCAGTTGCTTTATTTTTCATAATATTTGCTAATCTAGATATAATTGCAACATTTCCTTTAATATAACCTTTTGAATTATCAATTCTATCAATCGAATAAGTATATGATTTATCGTGCAGTATAAAAGGTTTATTTAAAATAGGACACAATATAGGAATATCTATATCTTCAATTGTTATAGCGAATTCTATTCCTATTTTTTTAGCATGCTGTTTTGCATGTCGCAATAATATTACTTTAGTATGATAATCCATATCGTGTTTGAACTTATCTAAATGAATCATTATATCTTTAGCAACTTGATCTGTATATCTTCTCCGTCTATAAAAATGGTATAATCTACTTTCTTCACATCTACATTTTTTACAATCAGATCTTAAATTATTTTTTTCTGTTTTACTGTGATTCCATCTTTTTTCAAACTCTTCTACTGGTTTGTATTTACCACACTTACAACATTTAAAATAATATATACCATTTTCAAGTTTTATATCTCTATTTTTACCAATACTGTAGGTAAAATTATCTATAGTTAGTTCCATATTTAATTTATAATTTATATTTATATATGGAACGCTATAATTATATTTAAGTTATATTTCCCGCTTTCGTGGTAGAATTATTAGCATAGCTTTTAATAGCGTTAGCTTCACTACTAGTCGTTAGACACTATTATAATATTTCTATTATAACTTGGTACGGCGTTGACTATATCTAGCTCGTTCACCGTTTAACGGAATTTAGACTGAACCTAACTTATCAATTCAGTATCTCTGGTCTATGAACAGCAATAACAAAATCACTAGCTTGAAATATTGCATCAGATGCTGATAAATCACTTCTCATTGGGAAGTGAGTACTTGGATTATTAATTCTATCAGGACTTTCAATATTACGATTCATCTGTGAAAGCTGTATTATACTAGTGTTAGAAAGTTTCTTCTTCTGTATAAACATTTTCTGTAAATCGACTATTGTACTTCTTTCTCCACCTTCTCCATTTACTAGAAGAACGTGGTCTAATACTACTATTAGCCAACGACCGTTAGCTACAGTATTATGAAAGTAATCTATAGTATTACCTATTTCTTCTACATTACACACTTTATCAACAAAGTATATATTGTATTTCTTAATGGTTTCAGCTGCCGATTCAGCTTTTAATAAGTCTTCATCGCTAAGTGTTTCCACTGAACTATACAATTCAGATACAGTTTTCTTAGTTTTATTACTTATTACACGACCAACGTTTCTGTAGTCTACCATCTCTAAACTAAAGTATAATACTACGATATCCTGATCAGGATTAAGATCAATTAAATCCATTACTAACATATTTGCAACTGAGCTCTTACCACTACCTGATATACCAGCTATAGTAAATATCATATTTGGTTCAATTCCGCCAGTAGCTTTATTGAATTTATCCCATCTAGTTTTTAATGATACTATACTATGATTTTTTCTAGCTTTAATGTAGTTTATGGATTTATTTGCTACCTGAGATATTGACTCAAAAGGTAGTATTTTAACGGCATTCTGTTCCGTATTCTCCATAATTTACAGGTGTTTCAGATTCATAACTCATTTGCTCTTCAATAACCTCCCACTCATGTTGAGTGAGCCATTTCCACATCGTCTTCATATAACCTATTTTACCAGTTATCATTTTGTTTTCAATTTCATATTGAAGACATTGAAGAAGGTGTTCGTGCATTGCTCTAGATTTACCTACGATACGATTATATTCTTTACGACACTTATTTATATTAGATCGTAAAAAACCTTTAGTACCATCTGGTCTTAAAACATACACTGGAAATACTTCATAGAACTCATCAAACCATGTCTTATCTTGTTTTACACTTGATAATAGTTTTTCTGTAGGACTATAAATTTTATTATCTCCTAAAGTAGTAAAGGAGATAAGGTCATTGTCGATTAACTCTTGTATGTCGTTTTCACTTATTCGGCTGAGAAACTTGTGAACGTCTTGATTATTACTTTGATTATCATTCAACACAAGAGTTAAAAATACTAACTGATTAATTGATATTTCTCCAAAAATATCTAATAATGTTGTATCTAATTCTAGTATCATAATATAGTACTTTATGAACTAACTTTTGATACAATCTGGAAATATTTGTTAAAACAACGTTAGTTGTCTTGGTTTTAATTCTTCAATGATCTTTAACGCTTCCTTTAAATAGTAGCGATAATTGATCTTTCTTTCTTCTATAGGTTTATTATCAAATTTATTTAGTATAGTAACACCAGATGCAGTAAGTAGATTAGTATAGTCTACTCTAGTACCTTTAGTTATAATCTTTGAACTATAAGGTAATATCTGTTCTACATTAGAATTATAGTAAAACTGATTTGGATCTGTAGTTATTATACTTTCTCCTGTTTTGAGACATACAAGATATTGCGGTATCTCAACATCTCTGTTTACTATTTTACATTTATATAAATAAGGACCATTAGTAGATGCATAGAACCTATTAATTCTTTGTACTAGTTCTCCATTATATTCTACAGAGAATTTCTTATCTACTTTCTGGTAAGTAAGGAACTTCTTAATATCTTTACAATTGTAGATAGTATCTTTTACAGGAATACCATCAACAAAATAATCTCTAATAGCTTCTGGAATAATCTTTGCAGACATTCCCTTACCAAGTAATACCTTAGTAATGAACATACCTTTTTCTTTGATATAATCATCTTTAATCATATCTAAAGAAGTATAAGGCTTCTTCTTTTTATTTAGAGCTTTTTCTGGTTCAGTTTCAAACAATTTCTTCATTGCTTGATAACCTTCTTTTACAGCTATATAATCATTAATAGCATACTGATACATAGCTTCAAAACGATCTTCCTCTAGGGTTAATCTCGTTTGTTGTTCCCATTCCTTACATATACTTTGTAATTTTTCATACAGATTCTTCTTAAGAAGAACAAATAAACCATCTGTATTTGCCTGTACTATTCTACAGCCAATATCAGATAATCTTTCTGCTAACATAAGTAATAGTAATTGTCCATTTATTCTAATCTGCATTACTGCGAAAGGACTATAACAGAAATTATGTTCATTCTGTAGATTACCACTAAGACCGTTTAATGCTAATTTAAGCGTTTTATCTTTAGTCTTAATACCATTATGTTTTGCTTCTATTCGTTCATCTTTAACTTGATTATAAACTTCTAGAAATTCAGGACCCAAATGCTTTGGGTAGAATTTATACTCTATTATCATACTAGGATACAGAGATGCAACATCAATATCTATTAACATTTCATCTTCCTTAGGAATAATTATCTCAGGTTTGTTTTCAGAGTGAATACCACCAACTCCTACAGAATACTTTAATCCTCTGAATACGAATTTATTTTCATATCCTTTTCTACCTGGTGATACTATCTGTTTTTTCATATCAGATAGTACATTACGAAGTATAGGATCTTTATATTCTATATAAGGCAATATTACTTTGTTTAGGTCTATGACATCTGCTGGGCTTCTTAAATCTTTAATATCCCACCATGATAGACCAGTCTTTTCAAGATATTTCTGCGTTAGAATTTTCATTCCAATGTTTACTCCATCTTTACTTAATACTCTTACTTTATATTCATCTTCGATAGCTATTCTTAATTCTATATCTTCAGAACACAGATTTAATAATTTTTCAGTAGAATTAACGTCATTCACATTATACTCAATCATCTCTTCTATTCTATCTTCTTCTAGAAACTTATTAAAGTCTCCATTAAATTCTAGAACATTAGGATATTGCATAGTTACTTGCATTTCCTTCAATCCAACACGCAATTTCTGTGAATATAACATAGTAAGTATATCAAATGAATCATACCATACTTGATATTTCCATTTTTTCCATGCTTCTATGTTGTCATCTGCTTGAGATGTAGTTATAGTTCTACTTAAGTTAGAAATACTATCACATATCCTTAGATATGGTTTATTTTTAAGTATATCATAATAATCTATTATATAGTTAATAATAGGATTATCATAATGTAAATTATTATATCCTGCAAAGATTTTATTTGAATCAATTTGAGTTTCAGTAGTATAGAGATCTCCAAATTTTAATGGTGCATTAATATTTGGTACACGAAAGAAATCAACTAATTCTGATAATTGATTTTTTCTGCTTGATATCTCAAACTTATGAAACTTCCCTGATTCAGTATTCTTTGCTGTGCAATGAAATACATTTGGGAAAACTTCAATATCGTAGACATATACTGTTTTTCCTCTTATCTTCATAGCGTATAAATTTAGTGGAGTATATGGGAATCGAACCCATGATGCCGATTGGTTGCAGCACTATAAATAGTGTATTAGAGTCTCTCTAATATTCCTCCCTGTACCCTGCGCTTGCCTACTAGCTGAATACCCCATGAGGCAGGATTCTTTATAGACTATCCTGCTAAAAGTCTGTCGCTCTACGCTGCTTGCTTTATCTCTGGCAAATGTTTAGCAAAGCATTTCTTTTCTAAAGTTGCTCTATCTACTATTGTAATAGATTCATAATTACTATACTTATCAGATAACTTTGTATTTAGTTTAGTAACTACTTCGATAAGTTGTTCAATAGGTAGATTAGAGTAGCTTGTTTTAAACTCTTTATCGTTTGTAGTAGCTATAACTACTTTATACGGTCTTTGTTCTAAATATTGTAGCTTCTTAGACATCTTGAACTCTGCAAGTTGTTTAGCTACTTTCTTAATTTTCTCTTCGTGAGCTGCTTTATAAGCTTGTTGTTTAGCAATACGTTCTGCTTTATTGCTACCATATAGATTCTGTACCAATTCTTTATGGTAACCAGAATAAGGACGTTCTTCTAATAACTGTTTTTTATCCTTTTTATCAGATACCTGTGTAGGTTTCTTAGGAATACTAGCTATACCTTCTTTAGTTTCATGATACTCCTTTCGTGCATTAGTAGCTTCAGGAGTCCACTTATAAGTATATACTTCTCTACTTACTATTTTATCATGACGACGAGTAGTTACAAATTCCTTTGTCATAGGTTTAATATTTTCTGACAAAGATATTCCTTTACTACACATAGCTTTATAATCTGAGGACTTAGTTAATCCATAACGTTTCTGTAAGTTTTGCTGGTATTTAGCATTTTTCTTATTTCTAGTATCTTGATTCATAACAATTGATTTTAATAGTTAAAAACTAAAGGAAGCTGAATAGGTTAATGTTTTAAGATTTTCCGTACGTACTCTCCCTATTGCTTCCTTATTATATTTTAAGCTGCTAAGCACATTGGAGCAGCAGAATCATCAAATTCTGTTTCTTCATTGAACTTAGTAAGTTTCTCTTTTAATTTCAGAATCTCTAAATCGAGTTCTTTTATTCGTGCTTTAACCCAGTTTGAAGTTAAAACTTCAGTCTTATTCAGAGCTTTTTTACCTTTCTTAGACTTAAGAACAGGATTCAAAGTTCGTATACGACTTAGATGTACTTTCATTTCTTGTAATTCACATAATTTAAATACATCTAATTGATTACAATCAGCTGGTAAATCACTAAATTTCTTTATACCCATATTGATACATAGTATCTTTAATTTAACAATTACTCGATCATCTGTAAGACCTTTGATTGTATTATAAAGTTCTTTCAAATCGTAAGTACGTTGATAATTACGATTTACTACATTCTCAATAGAAATAATATTCCAATACTTAGTAATATCTGCTGATAGTTTATCACGCTGTTCAATAAATTTATTTGCTTTCATATATACTTGATTTTAAATAATTTGACAATTAGTTAATTACATATAGTATATTAGAAAGTCTACCTGTGTAGTTAATAGACTGATCAAAGTCTAATAACTTAAAATATCAGCTATCTTCACAGACCGCTGATATGAATAACAATAAAATTAAGAAATAAGACAGACAAGATCAAAGAGTTAGCGCCTCTGTCACATCTCGATACGGCATCCGATTCTTCTTCTCTCGGCTTTCCAACACTTAGTTACCTTAGTAACATTATCAGAGGCAAGTAAGTAAGAGTATATACGAACCCAACCAAATGTATACACTCTTACTGATTTTATGTTGATTTTCAATTATTTTCTACTTAATACGAACCCAACTAAATGTATATATTCGATTATAAATCTCCTTCAACATGTAAACTGACGGGTATTCTTTCATACCCAAAATCTATGCAAGCATTTGCTACCCCAACCATTTTGCGTCGCTTGCTGTTATTACCCATATTTTTGTCAAAGCTTGGGTCATCTTTTGTAATATCATAGGTCAATTTCAATGGACTGTTTTCATCAAGTAATGTACAATAATACAATAATAACTCGATTACTTTTTCTTTTTCATCTTTCTTAAGTACTTTATCAATTGCTTCTGTCAGAAACCCAACCAAACCTGACTTATCGCAATTGTTACTTTCTACACCTGTGATGATAAAAGCTATTCTTTGTACTAAACTAAAAAAGTCTATTACATAATAGGAATTAAACCACTTATTTACCCAACCATATTTGTGGCGTCCTATTAATACTGTTCCATCATATCCAACTTTAATTGTTTTGCTCCCATCCATTAGCAAATTATTTTGAATACGAGGATCAGACATAATTAGCTGTAACATCTGCAAGTGATATGAATCTATTGGCTTTTTATTTGTTGCCATAGCTTTATGTACTTAAGATTAATTACTCGTCAATGCTCTTGTAGTAAGCAGTAGTGTCGTCCTTAGTAATCTTATTGATTTGTTCCAGAGAAGCTCCCTGATTTGCCAATTCATCAATAAAATTGTTAAGATCAGTCAAATTACTCTGATTCAACTGAGTGACAACTTCTGTTACCATCTTAACATTCCAGAACGGAGACCGTTCTCCAGTTGCTTCAAACTTCAAGATAGCATCTTGAACATCTTTCGGACCAGCTTTCAATACGATATCTACATCTGCCCGTAAATCAAACTGCAACTTTTCGTCATTATTAAACATAATAACAATCTTACCATTTGCAGTCCGCACGATATCTACGTTGAACAAATCAACAGTTTCAATCATATACTTCTTCATCGGATTTGCAAGTACAAGACCCGGCATATCACCAGCTAGTTTCTTCTTGTAATTCAAATCCAAATAATCACTTACAGGGATTGCCAACCGCCGACCAACTAAAGCCCGGCTAAATGCAATTACTTTAGTACGTAACTGTGTGATTTCTTGCTGAGTAAAACCTTCTGGATTTTTGAACACGCTTTCATATTTTGTTGTTTCCATAATTTCTCCTTTCTTGATTCCGTGGTTGATTCCACCTACGGAGTAAGTTAATACTAAGTTTATTTAAAAGTAAGCTATAGAGTTCTTTTATCTAAGTGGAATAGCGTCTAATATCTATTCGTTTGTTAAAAACTTAAAAACCACTTCTTGTATTCAAACAGTAAAACTCTATAACGAAATTCTGCTAAGATTTGATAAGTAATCTGAAAACTATAAGATAAGTCTTTATATTATTAATATTACTACTAGAACGTGATGTTATTACTTCACTCGGCATTCCCCGTAGGACTTTACTCATGAGACAGATGAGTCAGCCGTTCTTCATAAAATTATTAATACTAAACTATGAAAAGATATGTAATTCGACATCTGAAAATCGAATGCTATGCTAGTTAATACCTAAAGAGGTACAACGGGACTCCAACGGTAGGAGATTTATACCCATCAAATAACATTATAACTGAAATTATCTGAAAATCGAATGCTATGCTAGTTTCTGATTGTTTAAAGAGCCTAACAGCAACTATAACGTGCTCTTTTTCCTATTATAGTAAGGAGTACTGTATATGATTCATAACCTACAACTGTTACTTCACTATCGGTAATACTTCTACCGAATTTTATTTTGAGCTGTTTATGTTTCAAAACACCCACTCTATAGTCTAATAGTTTATTCTAAGGCTGCGTGTACTTACGACTTTGTTCTTATTCTGCACATAACTTTAGGATTTCCACCTATCATCCTTTAATGTAAGGAATCAGCGTCACTTTACATATATTGTTGCGCAATATACTTTAAATGTTTCAAATGTCAGCAATTATATTGTACAGTCGAGGGTGGCTCGGATTTACTTTCGTCTTCTTATCACTACTCGTCCTAAAACCTACCATTGAACTTCCTCATTAGTTAAGTTAAACATGTTTATTCTCTCATAAATAGAGACTTCCTAAATAGATTTACATTCTGTCACTTCCCGTTAAGACTACTACTTAGTGCAATGCACAGATTTTTCTCCGGTCTGCTTCGTGTCCGTCTCTTAATGTGTCTGCTTCTCTTCAACCTGGGAGTAGGGCGATGCTCACTTTCACATATACTCTTAAGGATAGAGTATCTCACCTTGTGCAAATTTGATAAAACTCCAGTTATGCTTCTGGATAAAATTATTTAGTACTTCTAAGCTTTATGTCTTCCACTTAGTATTGAAATAGTGTTATTGCGCACTTCATCCGCTAGTTATCTTTATATTCCTGTTGCAAAGCACTCTAGGTTTATACTCAGATAGATAACAACTGAGTTTATTATAATATTACTTGAACTCACATACTCCTTATTTCCTAAAGAGGTCCGTTGCAGGATTCCTTATTTATTAATATTGGATCATTGCTACTCAGCCAATAGGCACACAATCTACTACTCACTTTGTCACTCTATCTCTCTATACTGGAGTGTATAGTAATACAAGCTTAGGATTAGCTATGTACTGATTAACATAACATTGTGCATAGGCTTTACGCCTAATCCAGGTAATCTATCAATATTTTTCAATAAGTAGTGCTATAATATTATAATTAAGTACCTTCATATATACTATCTCTAAACGTATTAAGTTACAATATAACTGTTTAGATAAGTATAGAACACTATACTGACATTTTTATATGGTCTGTGCCATAAAGGGGAGTTTGGAGCTACCCTAGAGCGTTATATGCTCGATAATGTTCAGCACGTAGTCTTGGACACTACGATTTGTTGGGCATCATCGTGTTTATTACTCCTTCTTGATTCAAACTATGATAAGTCTGCGAGTAACTTAAGAGGATTTCGTTCCCCTTGTACTGTTTAATTTTGTAGACTGCTCTCTACTAATTGCGTCTTCTGTTTCTGTCTCCAGTCGGTTCTCACCAAAAACAAGAGGGTTGTACACGCTCTCCCTCTATCTTATTGCTTCTTCAGTCTATAGATAGTATATAGACACAATAAGTTATTATACTTTCAGTAATAGCCTATAGTTGTAGCTATACTCTATTCCTACTAATATTCTGTACTATCTTAATTTTAAGAAAGCAATCTAACCATTTACTTTCTAATCCTTTGATTTAGATATCTCTAGATATACACCATTATAGCTCTATAATCGCATTGGCTATTCTAGTTGCGACTCAGATTTATCTTCTCTGATTGTTTTTGTTTCAGTCTTTGGAGAATATCCGTACAAGTGGTTTTATTCTCTTTAACTGATGGCAGTTCTCTTACCTTAATGTATTTAGGTACTTCCTTCTCTACAATAGAAGTTAGATAGATGATACTGTCTTTCTTTTTGATTTCAACATTGATATTTTGTTCTGGGTTGCTTTGTCCATTTAATTTTATAGCGTTATTGTTCAAATTAATATCAATATTAAAGTCTTTTGCCCGAGGTACATCTGTGAACTTCGGAATCACATACTCATGTGCGGTGGCAGTATTCGTATAGTTAGTTACAAATCCTACATATCCACCGAAAGCTAGCATTGCTAGCGTAAACAAAACTGTTGGTTTTTTACTCATTTTGATAATGCGTTAGTTGTTACTTTTTAGTAGCATACGCAGATTTCTCAATATAGAAAGTAAGAGGATTCAAAGAGGTTGATGTGTACAAGCTAGATACTTTCTGCATTACTTGTTTCAACATCTTATCATTCATTTCTGCTCCATAAGCAATCCGCAGATTGTTTACAGTCTTTATTGCTGAAATGTGTTTACCTTTAAGATTTAGACCCTTGATTTCCGGATATACAAGTTTGTCTTCATCTTTACCTTCGTTATTAGCGGAAGTAATAATACGATTGATCAGATCGTCATTAGTTCCACTAATTAATTGAGAATACCGTTTTGCTTCTTCTTCGTAATTATTGTTTTTTGCAGTTTCATCAGTAATCTTCTTAGCTAAGAATACTTTCACAACATTAGCAATTTGCGCATCGTTGTATGTTGTTAATTGATTCTTAAGCCAAGCATGAGATGCTAAAACTGACAAATTACCTGTTAGGTTACCCCAAATAGCATTTGCACAACCCTCAAGCAATGTAGCATTCCGTCCTGCTTCTTTCATCTTAAGCAATACAGTTGCTAATACTTGTGCTGGTTCTGCATTTTTATCAAGCTTATAGGCTTCCCGTGCAAATTCAATCATATTTGCTACATTCTTACCTATACCTCCTGATTTCTGCTTGTGCCGCATGTTCATAATAGTACACATTGCTGCTACTTTCTGTTCATCGGTAACACATTCTTCGGGTTTTGGCATTTCCTGAGTTTGCGGAACTTTAGCATCTTGTTCTAAAGCTTTCTGCATTTCAGGATTTGTCTTTGCGACAGCATCTTTGAAGTTAATCTCAAGCTGTCCATCAGATGTTTTGCTAGGAAGCAAATTAACACCGAGGAACAAAGAAGCTGTTTCATTCAAATATGCAAACATTTCTTCGTTTACAGTAAAACCTTGTTCTTTTGCATCATTCTTGAACTGGTCATTCCATTTCTGAATCAATACAAACATCATAAGGTCTGCCTGTTTTCCTGTTGCTTGATACATTGCCCGATCGTCTTTAATCTCTTCACGGCGTTTCAGAATTGCATTCATCAAATCTACTGAGTGATTTGCATCAATTCTGTCACTGTTTTGAGTTACGATATTAGGCGCAGGAGCTGCTGCTGGTTTAATAGTTGGAGCATTGCTGATGTCAATTTCTTCAGCTTCTACTTCTTCTATTTTTTCCTTCTTTGGCTTCTGCTGTTTAGGTTTCTTTTCAGTAGGTGTAGATTTAGGATCTTCCTTCTTTGGCTCCTCAACTGGCTTAGTTTCAGGAACTTCAGCAGGAATAGGATTCTTAATTCCTTCCTTAATCCGTTTGACGTCAATTCCGTCTCCCTCCTTTACATTAGATACTGGGAAGAGAACACTAGTAGTTTCACTAGTTTCATTGTTCTTCCACTCGGCTTTGATATTTTCAATGCCTTTACTGTCTTTCTCAATCTTAAGAGAAAGTAGACTCATATACGGTGATTTTGTGCACAACATATGAGTTTCATATGCTGATTTACCCATTGGAGTCTGATAGACACCACCTTTCTTTTGTTCAGCTGGTTTCTCTTCAGGCTTCTTTTCTTCTGGTTTAGAATCTTCTACTTTTGTTGTTTCTACTTTAGCTGAAGCTTCTACTGCTTCTTTAGCTTTTTTCAAAGCTTCTAAGTTTCTTGCTGCTTTTGCACTTGGAGTCTTTCCACCTTTATTTCTTTTTGCCATATTGATTATGTTTTAAATAAATTAATAACTTAACAATTAATACACTTAAATTATGAAATTAAGTGCAGTCAACTGTCATCTTCTATCTCTGCATTGTTAGGCATGGTAGGTATATCTTCTCTATCAGTTGTTACTAACGTCTCACCTCCGTCTTCCTGACCCATTTCATAAGATTGGTTATCTACTGTCCCTACAAAAGCAGTAGAACCTTGAGATGTGGGATTAGGAGCCATAGTAACAACTAACTCTTGAGAAGGAGTATTTGAGGTATTTGCAACTACCTTTTTTACTCCAGTACCTACAACAAAGCCTAGTAAAAGTACGCATACTAAGAATACGTACAAACTAGCACTTTTACACATTCTAGAAATGATAAAAGATGCTAATGCTCCTAAAAGGAGTAAACAAAAACTAGTCATATTGTTGAAAGTGTTTGTTAATAATCTGTTTTCTGTTTAAGTTTTTGTCTTGCTTTGTTTAAATCACCTTTTACAGCTAATTCATTCATTGCAAGCTTACTGGCTATCTCTTTATAAGACATACCATCTATACGAGCATTAATTAAATCTCTATATTTCTTCTTAAGAGTAGGTATAGCTTGTAATACTATATCTAGCTTTTCCTTTAGAATTAAATCTTCTTCAGGACTTCTCTCTAAAGCAGATAGTTGAATTGGATTTTCATCCTCATCAACATAGTTATTTAATTGCTCTTTTTTGTTTCTACGTATATAGTCTATTGATGCATTAACAGCAATAGTCTTTAACCACATATTAAATGAAATATGTTGAGTATACATAGATAATTTCTCATAAGCTTTAGTAAATACTACTGATGTTAAATCATCAGCAACATCTGTATTCTTAACTACACCCATAATAGTGTACCAAATATCAGTTTTATACTTATAGTATAACTTACTAAATGCTTTTTGAGAACCTTGTTTAGCTTGCTCCACTAGATCTATTATTTCTTGTGTCATATAGCTAAATTTTAGTGGATTGTAGTTAACCCAATAACTACAATCCTTAAATTCAGAAGGGAAGTTTTATAATTTCTTTGCAATAATAATTATTTACTGCTAGACATCTTTTATAGAATACATCTGAGATATGTTCTCTCCATTCTTCTTTCTCTTCTTCATTGAGAGGATATGCCATTTTCAATGACATATTAATAGCAATCCTTACTCTTACTAATCTTGTTTGAAGACTTAATATTTTATCTTCTAATAGATTATTAAGAATATCCATCCATAGTCTTCTATTTATCCACTTATTGATACTTAGACAAGTGTTACTAGTAACTATCTTAGATTTTAAATTAGGTGGTATATTTGCCCAATCATCTAATATACTATCTGCATATCCTAATACTTTAGTATCAAAATTTGCAGAAGATATAATCTTGTCTAAAGTAAACTTATAAGGTTCCTCTAATTCAGCATTGAGTGCTTCAATAAGTCTCTTAAAATCGCTCATTATGGTTCTCTGTTTAGTGCTTTACAAATTACAGTGAATACATAGTTAGCTTGAGACATTTTTAGACTGTATTTCTTCTTTAAATGCAGTCTAGTTCTTACTTTAGCTTGTTCTATACCATATAATGGTAAAGTTGATTTATAGTAAGCAATACCTTCTTCGATGATTTTATCTTTTCTAGAATCTTCTCCTAAGCCTTCTAGAGTCTGTAAATCACCAATACCTACATTATCAACTACTTCAGTAATAGATGGTAATGCAAATGTATATTTTTCAGGATACATCATAATATCTACTACTTCAGGACTGTCTTTAGTAAGATCTTTAGCTTTACCATTCTGTTTAAAGTAATTAAGATCAATTGCACCTACTACTTCTAATAATGGTTCTACTCCGCTTAAAAGGAGCAATACATTAGTTTCTGGACCTTGTGCGATCCACATACCTGCTTTTAACATAATCCTTTTGTTTTAAGTATTTTGATAAATTCGTTTTTGAATCTTTTTACTACAACTGCTGCATCCATTGGACTAATGTTGAATTCAGAAGCTACTTTTTTTCTAAATTCCATTTCTCCACTGCATTGCTGCATTACTTCTTGTAGTCTTTCTCGCTCTCCTGGTTCAGTCCAGCGAACATATTGAACAATTTCCATGTTAATTCATTTGATGTTCAAGATCTTTAATTTTATTATAGATGCCTACCCAATATATCAAGCCTTCTTTACTCTTTTCAGCTTGAAACATTTCATAGATTTTGCATCTATTGAATCCGACTGTAATGTTATGTACACCACGTCGCCAACCTCTACCTCCCTTCATTACTGATGGAGTTGATTCATATACATACTCAATGAACGCAGTAAGTTTACGTTCTCTTGTAAGAACAATTTCCCAGGTCTTAGGCAATTTATTCCTAATAAAACCTCTTAAGCCTTTTTTATTCATGTTTATATTTAAATATTTTTGTATTATGTCCAAATTCAAACTTAATTAGATAAATACTATTTTTAATAGTTGCATCATCAAGTGCTATTTTAACTTCACCTATAAAATTATTAAGATAATGTGTATTATTAATATACCACACAACTATACTATGATAGTTTCTTCCATCATTATTACTAATCCACGCTTTCGCAAGATAATCTTTCATATTATATGACGATTTACTTTCATATATTGATAATAATACATAAAGTTCTCTTTGTATAGTATCTAAGATTTCTGCTTTAGTATTGAATTCTTTTTCTTTACTCTTTTTATGCCGACCACGATTCATAAGTAGTTTCTTTAATTGAAGATTGTAGTCTTTCTATAGCTGTTAATAGTGTATCTATTCTTATTACTACTTCTGTATCTCTAACAGAATGTTTAATATGTTTCAGATTAGTAATCATACCTGCTAAAAGCATAAGAGATAAGTTCCTTCGACTTGCCTTTAATTGATTTAAAGTCTTTTTCATCTGCAAAATGTTTTTAAGTATTGTTCATAATGCTTCTTTTCGTTTATTGAAGCTAAAGCATCTAGTTGATTATAATTCTTTTTAGTTAAAGTAAAATCATAATCTAACAATGCTTCTTTCAGATTGTAAAATACATTATAATCAAACAAATCTCTGTTGCTTATTTTGATTTGTTCAATGAGAGCTGTTTCAAATATAGCTAGTAATCTTAGAATATATTTATTATTCTTTTTAACTGCTAGTCATAAACCTTTATTTCCTTTACTATAATCTAAAGGAATGATTGCTGTTTTGTTATAATCTATTCTCATACTCTAAAGTTTGTTTTATAATACTTTTTAATGATTCTTACAGCTTCATCAAATTCTTCTTTATTATCAAAAACATTACAAAAAGTATAATTGTTTTTATTTAAGAATATAGGATGAAAATAAGCTACAAAGAATGTTTTAAATAATCTACTCTTTTTAATAGGAATTAAATTATCTAAAGTAATATCACTAGTTATACTTACTACCCAAGCTATATTTAGTTCTGCATCTATTTTATAGATTACTCCATAATGTTCACATGGACCTATTTTAGCTTTTATAACATCATACTTTTGTAAAGGTATTTGATCTACACCTTGCCCTAGTATTTCTGTAGGAAGTACTACAGTGCTTTTATCAATTTTAACTGGTTTAGTTGGTTCATCTTCAAATGTACTATTAATAAATTCATTTACTAATAGTACTGCTTCTGAAATTTTGTATTCATCGGTAGTTTTTAACTTAGTTGTTACTTTACATCTCATTGAATTTAAAAAATCCATTTTCTCCTTAGGAGATTTACTTTTTAATAGTTGATCTATATCCATATTCTTACTTTTAGTTTTTAATAATATTGTTCACGGAGTGGGACTCGAACCCACACTTTTAGGCATTGTCTGCTTGTGTCTAACCAATTGCACGATCCGTGACCTGCTTTTTACGACATTAGCTTAGCCGTTGACTTATCGTATCACGCTGCGATACGAGTATAGTCTGTTACAAAAGATTTGTCATTTCTGACATTATTGACCTATTCATTACTGTTTCTGCCAATCAATACATACATACCCCCTTGTTATTATTCTATAGTGGAGGTAGAGTCGGCGAAGACTCGTCTTGCTCAGGCATATAATGACCTAACAGTCAATATTGTAAAAGAGCTCTATACACTTCTGCGCCTTCATACTTTGTTAGTAACGCCTCAATTAGAGAGATATACATCATACCTAATTTTCATATACTGTTGGGTCAGTATAATAGTATAGTATGCTCTTTTTAGTAGTATAGAGAACGATCAAGCTCTCTATACTTAATAAGGTAATTCTAAAGTAATAGTATATACTGTTGATTACGAGCATAAAGCATTGAATCTAGTATATAATAGCATAAAGCCGCTATTACTTTAGAATTTAAAGATCTTTGACAGAATACATATTATACCAAGTGCTCATCTAGCAAGCTAGAGACTCGATTGAAATATAGACATATAAGTACTATATGTATATGTATTTTGATATACTTACTGTTTTTCGTCTATAAGACTATTCTTCAAGATTCTCTTAGAGAATCATTACCCTTGGAGCATAAAGCATACGGAGTGAAGAAATGATCTACTATAGCACATGATCAGTAGGCATGTATTCCTATTATTAGCATAAAAGCATTAAATAGAACTGTCAATTCAGTTCAATCTGTGCCGACTCCTTAATGCGCGCGATGCGACTTATATAGTTTGCGGGATCTAGATTTTATTCTATTTAGCATAAAAGCATTTAGAATACGGATGTTGATTAAAGATAGATATTTTCGTATCTTGAACCAAAGACTTCTTCTTTCGCTTTTGCGATAGCTTCGTCTTTCTTATCTGTAAGTTCTGAGTACTTTTTGTCCCAAGCTTTGTAATCACCAGTAGCTTCAAATTCAGCTTGAGCTTTCTTCAGTTCTTCAGAAAAGTCCTTCATAATGTTCTTATGTTTTGATGCAAAACGTCCGTTTCTTTCAGCTTTAGAAACAGCTTTGTCACATTCTTTGATTCTACGTTTTACTTCCATAGAATCACGTTCTAGCTGTTCTTGTTGTATCTGTTTTTTAGCTTCTGCAACTGCTGCCGCTTCAACTTTACCGTCTTTTTCTTCTTGAGCTTTCATTCCAGCTTCAAAGTTATAACATCCATCAGTTGCTTTGTCACATAACATTGCTGCACCTAACATAATTCCTCCAAGATTCATAAAATTCTTCATAATTCTTTTGATTTTAATTGTTAATAATTGATTTATTTAAGTGAATGAATTAACCCTATAAAGTATCTGATAAGCTTCTGCGATAGATTTCATCTCTTTCTTCTTGAATATCTATCTGCATTTGAATAATGATACTTATTAGTTCTTCTTTTGTTTTCTTTTCTAGTTCTTCTTTTGTCCACATAATAGTAAAGAAATAGAAAGTTATACTATCTATTCGTACGCCTTATTCGATAGCTAGCCCTTTTCCTTCTCCTGACCTTAAATAAGGTTGACCGTTGTATAGTCCGTAGGTATTAATCACCTTTAGGGGTCTGGCGTTATAACCTTCTGTGTTGATTGGATTCTATCATAACTACTTAATTAGTAATTCTGTTTACTTGCCAATAGCTGCTAAATATGCAGCTTCTCGACGTTTATTTGCTTCTTTTATTCGAGGAAGTGTTTCACTTAAGAATTTATTTTTCATTTCCTCTTTTTCTCTTAGCTTTGCATAAAGATGATAATAGTACATTTCTAAGTCATTAATTTTAGTTTTACTTGTTCTATGATGTATTCTAAATATTTCAAGAACAGATTTTTCACTTAATAATGCTTCCTTTAGATATAGTTTATTATGCATCTTTCTAGCTAAACTTCTTTGTTTTCTGCTCATAATTTCACTTATAACAAAAATTACATTATAGCTCTTTCCCTTTTATATGGTTGCATTTTAGAATGTCTAACTCTCTTTTTAGACTGATATTCAGCTGCTTTTCCTGATTGCTTAGAACCTGGAAAATGAGATTCTTTATAGGTCTTTCCCATGATTATAACACTCTAATTGCTTGTACTAAAAGGTCAAAGATATAAGCGCATCCCTTTTTGTTGAGATACTCAATTGTAACTTCTTTTTCATCCAGCATCATTTCAATTTGTGGTCTAGTTAATTTACCGTCCTCAATCAATTTCCAAAAATTGGCATTAATTGCAGCGATATTCATTAGACCAGCTGCTGTACACACAGTAATAACATCTTTCAAGATGTTTTCAATCATTTGTTTATTTGAAGAGCTAGTTACAAACTTACTTGTTTCAAGTATTTCTGTATGTACTTCTGATAAGCCAAGTTTCTTAGCCATGAGAGCTACTGCTGTTACAATACTTTCCTGATTGATTGATGCAGGAATTCCAATAATTACAAAGTTTAAAGATTTCATTTGATATGAATTTAAAGTTGTTTATAAATTTCTTGACTATAGTACTTACCGCATCTTTCACAGTAAGTTCTTTTAGTAATAGGAATATTTAATTCATTGTTATTAGGCTCATTTTTCCATTTGTGCCCATGAATTAAACATTGTGAACGTAATGCAACTTCTTTTTGCCGTTTAGGATTACTAAGTAATTCTATTTCAGCAAGTCGTTTGATGTTACTATGATAAGCTTTTAGCCTTCTGTAACTACTGATTTTCAGTTTGATTTTCTTAAAAATATTCATTCTTTCATATTTAATAGTTTTAATTATACAATATTTTGAGGACGTCTAGCTGCAACTAGATGGTTTTATCAATCTTAATTATATATTAACACACATTTTCTACTGTACGCTTACAGTAAATAAAGAAGGCATGTAACAATTTATACAATATATTGCAGTATATTGCAGGCTCGACGATTCACATCGTTGTGTAACTTCTACACTAATACAGCTTAATTGAAATACTAATTAAAATGACTCTCACTTAGTTTTAACTCATAAGCAGATATAGCTGTCAAACTAATCTTATTGGAGTACATGGTTTTAACGTCTGCACTAATACTAATCTCCTCCACCTACCTTCAGACGACAGTAATACTGCCCTCTAAAATGATTAGATATAAGCCCCACATGTTTGTCACTGATTCTCACAGTAAGGAGGCAGCTGCATCTATTCTCACGAACCAATACAGCTTTATCTGATGATATTTAAAATCCTATTTTCTTCTTTATAGAATCATCTTTTTTACAAAACATTATAGTAGCTAAGTTGTGGTAATGAGTACCTTGGCATACTATCTGGTATATATTCCTTTTGTATATCCATACTCCTCTTTATTAATTTATCATAAAAGTCTTTGTTACTAATATAAATAGAAACAATTTCATGCTTTGATAAATCTGTACCTTTAGTTACAAGTATTTGAATTAGTACTTGTTCTGGTATAACTAAGAACACACTATCTACATACTTGTCTAATCTCATACTTTCACGCCATTGTAGCACTTCTTGTACTGTTGGTGCTACCACTTGTTCAATTGTATCCGTTTCAGGGATTTGTTTTTCTTTAGGACTACGAGGTCTTGCACAACTGATAAAAATTGCTAATGTTACTATTGCTGCAATTAGCCAAAATACGTATTTACTTTTCATTTTTGATAAATGTTGTTTAATCGTTTAACATGTTATAAATCTCTTCTACTGACTCTTTTGCTTCGAGAATCATAGTTTCTCCGTCATCAAGTTTAGTGAAGATAGCTGATCCTTCTGAATAATCTTCTGATGGAAGAATTGAAGAGATAATACTTTTTCTTACAGTGGCTGGCTTTCCTCCTGATTCATTGTCATGTAATAATAAAAATTCACTCATTTTGATAATGTTTTAAGTTAATACTAAGTATATAAATGCTATTAATATTGCATCTATTACAATTAATACTCTTGTAACTGGATGTGTTTCATACCAGTTTTCAAATTTATCCCACCATATATCTGCTAAATCAGCTTGGTTTGATTTCTTTGTATCCATCGTCTTTATCTTTATATCCACTACCAAGTGTATATACAAAAGATAATACGCAGAATATAAATAGTGCGATTATCACTACTTTAGAGTAATACCAATAATTCCAGTAATCGGTATATAACAGTCCGTACACTTCTTCATCAAAGAAATATATTCCTTGATGTTCAATAATCATCACAGCTGCAAATAATGCAGTTATGAGCCCAAATAAAAAATACATTAACTTTTGCATAATAATTATTTATTGATTAAATACTATTTGCTACAAATACTATTGCTATTACTACTGCTAATAATATTAGTAAGTATACTAATAATGTGATAGTAATAATAATGCGCAAGAATCTTTCATTTCCCATATACTTTTATACTTATTATTAAGTCTTTTCCAAAAATCGTATCCTTCTTCTGTGCAATACCATGCGAATGTGCATTCAATTGCTGTACAAGGATTTCTTAATTTTGTATAAAAACGTGATAGGTTTATGCTGTGAAGAATTATATATTTACTAGTATTATCTAGAAATCTATCTAATACTTTTTCTTTAATAAGAAAAGTAAGTAATGAATAAGGCATATTAAATAATATTTGCCTTCTAGCTTTTTGTTTCTTTGTTAGTTTTTTCATTGATTGAATTGTACCTTTTTATGAACTTTAAATGTTACTTCAGTATCACTCTTAATTTCAATAGTAAAATGAGGAGATGATTTACTATCTATTCTTCGTTTGATCCATTTAACTACATAATCCGCAGTTAATACTTCAAATTGTGAATAGCTACGCCATTTTCCACTTCTACCTATGTGTAGTTTTAGATTTCCTCTGTCAATGTTAGTAACAGGATTGACGCGATTTTGTTTTGAACTAATTACTTTAGTTACTACTATATCGCCAATTTTAAGATTCTGAAATTGTTCTAATGTCATATCTTTTTAGTTTATTGATTAAACATATAAAGAGGACAGCTAATGCTGTCCCCTACTATTTAATAGAATCAGGATCAAACCACTGACGTAATAGTATTTCAAAAGTTGTTTTAACATATTCTGCACCACGACTTGTTGCAAATCGTAGATTAGAACCGATATTAGCATAGGAATAACCAACCCCAATATCGGAATAAAGATCGAATAGACCCTTATCCGACTCATTATTTGAGTGAGAGTTGAATGTTTTCCAATAATAAATCTCGTAGAATTTATTATTTGGTTTTACTATATGTTTCCACTGCGTACCTGTTTCAATATAATTCACAGCTGCCGTAATTGTAGATAGTTGTTCATATGCGTTTATATGATTATCTCTATAACGTCTAGGCTTGCGATTAATGATTTTACATGCATCTTTGTACGATTTAATATCTTCTAGGTTCATACTTTAGTTGTTTTAAATTAAAAATTAGTACTAATACTACATGTAGTTGGCTCTGCATTTACAGGCTTGCCACTGTCTATGGCTGCATTACTATTGTAGTATAAATAACTCTAAGTTAGTCTGGATACATCTTGCTAAGAGTTCGTACTTTTTGATAAAGTGTTTTCTTGTTTTCATATTATTTTAATTTTAAGTTAATAATCTGTTTAAAAACACTACTATCTTCACAGACTGTAGTGTATGGTTAAGTAATAATAAAGTAAAGGATAGTATGGCTGTATCCTTACAACATAGAAATAAATAATTAGCATTTTACACCTAAAACTCATAAAACTACCGTGCGTCTAACTCGTAGATTACGGCTAATATAAGAAACTGGTGCCCTCAATGTCTTGGGAAGTTATTGAGTTTTTTAAATGTCAGTCTTCCAACCTGACTGTGTAGTGATACTTAGTAGGCAAACACTAAGCGTAACTACCTTGAACCTACCAGACCTCTCCTATTTAGTTACCACATGTTTCAGCGTTCAATCTTCATGTGCAATCTTAAATTTGCCAGTCTTTACAGTACTGGTTTTCTGTTTAGTTACTATAAAGATAATCAAATCTAGATAGTATTGTTAATTCTATTAAGATAGGATATTACTATTACTGTAAATAATATTGTATCAATCTTTATCGTTATATTTTGCATACGTATATAGTCATACATATTTGTTATTGCTGCCAAATCGTCTACATTTTTAATAAACGTAATTAATACAAATAATATAAATATTGATATAGCACAACATCCTAATAATATTATAATTTGGGTTATATTATTTATAAGCTTTATCATACTTTATCTAACAATAATAATATTATCCACAGAATAAATTGACCAAGTACAACAATTAATGTTATAGTTGTCATTAAATTGTTTTTTTGTCTTTTATCCATATATGTTGTTTTTTTGATAAAAATAAGTTTAGAAAGTTGCTATAATGATGACTCAATTGGTTTGAAACGGTAAACCATAGCCCTCACAGTCAGACTGCAAGAGCTATATATTAAGTTTACTCGTCATCGTCCTCGTCATCAGTTTGTTGAGTTTTTTCAGGTTTTGAAACAGGATTACCAACACTTTCATTCGCTTCTGGTTTATTGACACGTTTCTCATACCAATATGCACCGTTAGCAATGTTTGCGTTTGCGTTCCTTGTAATTACTTCAATATAAGTTCCCCCATTAAGATCATTATCCCATTCATTTGAGTCCTTATAATCAGTAATTTCGCCCGTCTTTTCGTCAACAATCATCTCAAGACGCGAATACCCAACAGCGTTAAGTTGTGTTAACTCTCTTTGTTCACCATTTGCGTCAGCATAGTAAATTTTACTTACACCCAAAACCTCACTAACCGGCAAAGTTTTGTAAACTAGTGGCAATGAAAATTCACAATCAGATAATTTAACAACTTCTCCTTTCTTTGTTGTAAAGGTTTTCGAATCGCTTTCCATACATTTAATAAATCTGTCAAGATTTTTCTTGTATGCTTTCGCGGTTTCGTCCTCAGTGGGAAATAAACACTTAACAAGATTAATGTTGCGTATTGCAGCCGCTTGCGGATTCAATACTTTCACACCTCCAATCGTAATGAATGTAGGCGCGTCCTTAGCTCCTTGTGAGTAACTAAATGTACACACGTAAAACTCATCGCCATTAGCTCGAATTCTTTTTTCTGCTGAAATCAATTTGCTTAACATAATTTTTCTCCTTTTTTGATTACTTGTTACTTGTGTGGAATAGCCCAACAGATACAAGCCCGTAGGGGTGTTCCACTCCGATACAAGGTAGAGGGGTGTGAATTTTTGCTGCTTCCCACACGCAGATTTCTTCACCAAAAAAATTTTTTATATATTTTTATTTTAAATAATGTTAAAAAATAGCTATTAAACTTAAATAAATATTCATAATAAATGTTAATAATAATAACCAATATAGTTAAATATACGTTACTGTATACAGTAAATACAGTTAAATACAGTATAAATATGAATTACTACTTTATAAGACAAAGAGATCAACAGTATTCTAATTGCCTTTACTTAAGTAAGATAAGTAGGAACTATAAATTAAATGATAATTATAGATCCTTTACTTTACCAGGACAAATAGAATATACTTTCTCTGAGGATTTATATAAACAGTTTAAGAAAGAAATAAATACAGTTAAATGACAGAATTTACTGCACTATGTTTAGTAGGTATGTTAGGGTGTCTAGCTTATATCATACTAAATAAATTAACAAAGTAATGTGCCCTAAGTACACGGGATCGTAGTACATTCCACGCTTAAAGAAGTTACTGTAAAGTAGAAGCGCACCAGGGAATCCTAATCGTAAGTAGGCTCAGTTTAGCTACCTTTCTGGCGGTCGTTGAATAAAAAAGGTAGCCCCTAAAACGGTATTACTATGGAAAAGAACGAACAAAAAAAAGCAGATAGAATTGAGTATGTTTTCAGGAATAAAACTTATATAGCTACTCCTGAACTTAGTAAAGGTTGTTGTGTAGGTTGTGCGTTTGTTAATAATATGAACTGCGCTAACTTTAAAGATAGAATGGACATCTGCCATAAAGGATATATTTTTAAGCGTAAATTTAATCACATAGATGAGTAACCTTACTTTACTTACTGCGTTAATAGATATTATAAAGTAAATATTATGGAAGATAAAGTACTAGAAACAGTGGTAAACGGATTGGAATATAGTTTTGAAAAAGATATATTGGTAAAACCTTTAGCTCCTATCATGGTCACTAAAGAATATACAGAGCAAATTCCTACTGGTGAAAAGGATGAAGAAGGTTTTAATAAGTATGAAGTAAAGACTCATACTAAAGAAGTTGAATCAGATTTTGCAAAAGGTATTGTTCTATCTATTCCAATCGGTACTGATAGTACCATTAAGGTTGGTGATACTATAGTATACCCTAAGAAATTTGCTAAAGACTTTGATCTATTTAAAGACTCACAATTAGTTAAACCATACGACGTTGTAGCTAAAGTCGTTAAATAAGCTATCATTCATGATTGAATGTTTTATTTTAGAGTATTAAGTCCCTGCCCTGCCATCAAAGCAGGGCATTCTTTTTGCTATTACTTTACTAAACATTAATAAATGTTAAATATTTTAAACACTTTTTATATTAGTGCGTTTTAAGGGCATTATGGGAACAATAATAATAATACTTGTAAGTGTTATTGGCTTTGGTGCTCTTACTTATGCTCAAGGAAAACACGAAGGATACATTCAAGGCAGAATTGATGGGTATGAAGAGTGTAAGAAGAACTTTAACAGAATACAAGAATTTAAACAAAAGATATTAAATAAAAAGTTAGACATATGGAAGGATACAAAGTAATTAAGGATTTTAGCTTCGCCGAAAAAGGTGATGTGTTTACTAAAGTTGAAGATTTAAACTTGTGGGAACTTCAGAAATCTGAAGTAATATCAGATACAGAAACTTATACTTCAATGGCATTTGATTCTTCTACTATGGAAGAATTAGCCAATAAAGATTATGTAATTTGGTACAGTGAAGAAGCACAAGAAGGTGTGGACGAATGTGAATGCTGTTGTGATAAGTTAGAGAAAGTAAAAGAATATGTTAATACTTTGATTGATACATATACTAAAGATTATAATGAACTAATGAAGGATTATAATGAAGGCAATGTTCAACAATGTGTTAAAGTAGAAGCAGAAACTGTATACCACAATTTAAATAAAGTTCTCAACAGTATTAAAGATTTGTTAGATGAATAAATTAGTAAAGACTGTTAATAAAGGCAATCTTTACTATGAATACCTTAACGCTTTAAATGGTATACTACAACTTACAAATAGGGAATTGGAGTTACTTACTAAGTTCGTTGAATTAGATGTGAACTTTACTCCAATACCTGGAGTAAGTAAAAATGTAGCCAATACTGACAATCGTAGAATGATTAAAAGTACTATGGGTATTACTCCTGATAACTTAAGTAGATATATAAGTAAGTTCAAGAAAGAGGGTCTTTTAGTACAGGGAAAAGCAGAAGATGAATTAGTAGTTAATAAGATACTAATTCCAGAGATAATAAAAGATAGGGTGCAAATAACATTAATACTAAGAGTAAATGAATAATAAAATAAATAATAAACATTTCTATATGATCTTTGATAATGGGCATATAGTACATGTAGAGAATAGAAGTAATAGGTTAGTACGATATTTCAGACATCTTTTTAACTTACGTTCTAATTTAAAATTAACTTCTTTCGTTCCGAAGAAACCTTACTCTAATAAAGAAATCAAGAAATTATCTGATATACTATATAGAAATCGTGACTTGGATGAAGATGATATCATAGTAATAATAAATTCTATTAGACCTAATACCATCAGAGAATCTTTAACAGAGTTAGAAACTAGTGAATATTATATAAATGCAACAGCAAAAAAAGATATCAATTTACTCAAGTCTGGCAAACAAATATAATTTACCTTATCCTGTTATAGAAGTAATATGCAATAGTCCATTTAAGTTTGCTAAAGAAGTAATGTCAAATGATGAAGATACTAAAGATATTATGTTTGCTTACTTATTTAAACTTAAATTAAAAAAGAGATATAAAGAAATAAAATGAGACAGTTTATTGAAGAATGCTTAACACCTAATTATAAGATTCACTGGTTAGATTCTATTTACTTTGATCCTGTATTACTTAACAATATACAGATGTATATAGCAATTAGTGACAGTAGACTATTAAGAATATGATACTAAGAAAGTTTGATAATATATATCCTAGAACATTTTGGATAGCTATAATAGAAAAGGAAGAAGATGTATACACAATATTAAAGAAATTCACTATATACAACTTATTACCAGGTTTCGATAAAATACGAAAAGAAGCTGAAGAAGAAATGTTAAAGGCGTATGACGGAGATGTTATTGCAGAATGTAGACCGGTTATGTTAAACAGTAGTTCTGAGATGGGTATTATTTGCATAATATATAGACCTGATGAATTAGATGGTACGCATATAGCACACGAATCAGTTCACATAACTGATTATTACTTTGAAGTTACAGGTATGAATGGAGAAGAATTCTCAGGTGGTGGTAACGAAGGGTATGCGTATTTAGTTGGCTGGGCTGCTGGATGTTTTATTAAAGTAATGAAAGAATATGGAAAGACAGAGTAAAGAAGATTCATTAGCTCTATGGGAATTTGAGAAAAACAACGTTAAACAATTTGGATCTAATATCAGTGAAGAGCTAAAAGAGTTAATGGAAGTTGCAGATAAGAAGATCAATAACTATTCCTTAACATACAATGAATTCATGGATGATATTCTAGAAGGTTTAGCTAAGTTGAAAGATACAGACAGCATTGAAACTAGACAGCTACAGATAAAAGGATTGTACAATTGTTTAACTAATAAGTATATTGAAGATGGAGAATGATGGTAAGAAATATGATTGTGGTAAAGTAAGAATGGATCTAGTTCCATTAGATATTGTTGAAAACATTGGTAAGGTACTTACTTACGGAGCTCAGAAATACTCAGATAACAGTTGGCAAAACCTTTCAGATTTTTGGAAAAGATATAAAGCAGCATTACTAAGACATCTTACTGCTATAGATAAAGGAGAATTAATAGATCCTGAAAGTGGACTACCTCATATAGATCATGTACTTTGCAATACAGTATTCTTAGATTGGGGATTTCATCACGGTAAAGCAATTAGTATTAATACAAAAGATATTGAACAAGATAAATAATTATGGAACAATTGAAATTTAAAAAGTTAGATTACTCAGTAAAGAAAGAAGACGGCACAGAAGAGATTAAAAAATCTGAAGGTAAGTTGCCTATTAGAGCTACTAGTAGCAGTGCAGGATTAGATCTATATACTACTCGTATTACTCAAGAAGTAGATAATAGTGGCAAGTTAGTACTAGTATATCACACTGATATTGCTGTAGAAATTCCTGAAGGATATGTTGGATTTATCTGTATGAAATCATCTATCTCTAAAAGATCTATTATTATGTGTAATGGTATTGGAGTGATTGATTCTGATTATCGTGGAGAGTTGGTGGCTAAATTTAAAGTAACTACAGATGCTATTCCTACAGTATATACTACAGATGAACCATTTGCTCAGTTAGTCATTGTTCCTTGTTCTATATTAGAACCTACTTTGGTAGAAGAATTGAGTGAAACAGAAAGAGGAGAAAAAGGATTCGGAGAAGCTACAGCAGAACAAAATAATGAAATTAAAGAAGTAAAAGAATAATTATGGAAAATTTAAATATTACAATTACTCCAGTAAGTGCATCAGGGGTTGGAAGTTTTATAGAAGTGGTTATCGGTGATAGTAGATATAAGACCGATATTGTCCAAGGAGAATTCACAGAGGATGTAATGAAGGAGTTAATGAATAAATTAATCACTAATCAGATTCCTGCTGAACAACAAGAAGCGGTAGAATTGAAATTCTATCAACTATTAGACGCTATTACTAATACTAAAGCAGAAGAAGAATATAGAGCTCAGCATCCTGAAGAATTCATGCCAGAGAATTTTGAACCTAGTGTTGAAGAAGTAACTGATGAAGCTATTTGATATAAATGGTGGTAAAGTAGTAATACACCCTGATGCTTTAGGTCTCCCATTCTTTAAAAAGTTATGGGAGGCCGATAAGCCAGATAAACAACAAGCTACAAATGTAATAAGTTATATAGTGCTTATGTGGTATTTTAAATCTCCATATGTACTTCAGCTAGAACCAGATATTAGAGAAAAGAAACTTAAGCAGTTATACTTTGGTGATGAGAATTATAATCTTACAGTAGAAGAAAAGTCTTGTGAAGATGATTATAAGAAGCTAATATACACTAGAAATCTAAGAATGTTAGATAGTATGAGAAACAAAGTAGATACTATTAGTAAGTATTACGAAGATTCTCTAGAAGAGCAGTTAGATGAGAAGAAGATTAAAGATCTATTAGCTGGTATGGAAAAAGTAAAAGCTACTTTTCAGACACTAGATTTCCTCGAAAAAGCAGTTAAAGCTGAAGAAGTTAGTACTACTAAAGTACGTGGAGATGCTCAGATTAATCCTTATGAATTAGCTTAATTTGTGCAAATTATACACAAGTTTATAACAATAAATTAATAGGTACGTTATATGAATATAAATAAAGAAACTATGAAGAAAGTACTTGATTTAACAAAATGCAATAGCACTGAAGAAATTTGTGATGTGCTTGAAAAAGAAATTGATAACAAACAAAAAGCCGATAAAGCAGTTAAAGAAACTAGTGAATCTTTGATTGAAGAATATAATAAAGAAGCAGTAGCTGAACCTAAGAAGAAAGGTGTGATCAAGCGTACTATTCATTGGCTGAAGAGTTTGTTTAAGAAATAATCTCGTTGAACTGATAGAGAGGTCTGACAGGGACAGACATTAAACATTCCCTGGCACACTCCCCTGTAGTATATGTGGTTAATACACTAGTCTCTAAAACTGGAGTACTCAGTCGGATCTGAGCGGGGGGACCAATTAAAAAAGCTGATTTATGGATAAAGTGTACACAACCAAAATCGCTTATGACTAGGGTTACAGAGTACAAAAAGACGGCTCTGTAACCCTTTTTAATAAGCCTATAAATAAAATTCTTCTTAAAAAGAAAAATAATAATAGAAACCTACTAGTATTCCACATAAATAGAAATCAATTAGTATATGTATCTAAACTTCAAGCTTACCAAAAGTTTGGAGAAAAAGCTCTTAATGAAAATTGTTTTTATGTAGATGGAAATACTACTAATTGTTCTTTCGATAATATTGAATTAAAAAGTACATATAAAAATTCTCTAGAATTAAATAATGTATATAGATGTTCTAAGTGTGGTAAAGAACTATCCGAAAAACATTTTTATAAAACTGATTTAAAAAACAAAGCTATAAAAAATAGAATATGCATTTGTAAAAATTGTCTTAAAGAAAAAAGAAACAACACACATGAATATATACAAAGATTTAAAGACAAATGCATATGTTGTGGAGAATCTGATGTAGCATGCTTAGATTTTCATCACTTAAATGACAAATATGAATCTCTATCTCATATGAATTCTCATTCTACTGATACTATAAACAAAGAAATAAATAAATGCGTTATATTATGCGCTAACTGTCATAGAAAACTACACTATTATAAGTGTAATATAGATGAATTAAAAAATAAAATACATGATAGACTTCAATAAAAAAATTAAAAATTCTAATAAATTTAGATAGCCAGCACTAGAATTTATTAAAACTGGAAAGTACTGTCAATATCCTGCTGGCTGTACTGAATATTATACATACTGGGACGAATAGAAAGATCGTTGCATTAATGGTTATACCGCAGAGGATGGAGATTACATCACTGGGTATAACTATTTTTATATTAACTTTTGTCCAATGCAACGTATAGTTAACACTGTTACTAAACTACCTAACGGAGAGACTAAAGTAAAACGAGACAGTGTGGTAACATTCCCTGATTTCTATGACTATGACTATTTCTACTTCTAGGCAGTACAGGAAGCAGAAGATAAAGGAAAACATATATGTCTACTTAAATCACGTCGTAAAGGATATAGTTATAAAGGTGGAGCTATGGCGTGTCGTAATTATTATCTAATACCTAATAGTAAAACATATATATATGCTTCTAATAAGCAGTATCTTACTGAAGATGGTATTCTTACTAAAGCTTGGGACTATATGGACTTTATAGATAAAAATACAGCTTGGGGTAAGAAACGATCTGTTAACAGTACTATGCGTAAACGAGCTGGATTCTGGACTAAAGATGAATTTGGCAATGAAGTAGAAATGGGTTATAAGTCAGAGATTATTGGTGTTACTTTGAAAGATAATCCTGATGTAGTACGTGGTAAACGTGCTAAATTAATTCTATTTGAAGAAGGAGGTTCATTCTCAGAATTAGGTGCTGCGTGGCAAATTGCTAGACCATCTGTAGAACAAGACGGTGTAGCGTTTGGTACTATGATTGTATGGGGAACTGGTGGTGACGAAGGCTCTGCATTTGAAACTATGAAAGATATGTTCTATAATCCAGATGGATACAATTGTTTAGGATTTGAGAACATATGGGATAGTACACCTACAGATAAATTGTGTGGATTCTTTGTTCCATAGTATACTAATCTAGATACTAGAGATGATGATGGTAATAGAATATACATGGATGATGATGGTAATACTATTACTAAACCTTCTCTTGAATTTATACTAGATGAGCGTAGAAAAGTAATAAGCACAGCTACCAATACTACTGCTATAGACCGTTATGTTGCAGAGCGTCCTATTACTCCACAAGAAGCAATGTTGGAATTTAATGGTAATATATTTCCTAAGAAAGAACTGTAGGAGCAATTAGGACTTATTCGTACTAATACTTAGTTATAGAATCATAAACAAGTAGGTGATTTAATATTTGACGAATCTGGTAGTATCAAATGGATACCTAAGAAACACGGTGATGTTACTAAGTATCCACTTGGTAAAGACGATGATCCTACTGGCTCAATAGTTATATGGGAACATCCAGCTAAAGATGCAACAGCTGGATTATATATAATAGGTGTAGACCCTTATGATCATGACTAGTCTGGTACTAATTCATTAGGATCATCTATAGTATATAAGAGATTTTAGAACTTTGAAGAGTATTACGATATTATAGTAGCTGAATACACTGGTAGACCTGCAACAGCTGAAGAGTATTATGAGAATTTACGTAAGTTAGCATTATACTATAATGCACGTATAATGTATGAAAATGAACGCAAAGGTCTATTCCCTTACTTTACTGCTAAACATTGCGATTACTTATTAGCTGATCAGCCTGATATTATTAACGATATAGTTAGTAATTCTAAAGTACAAAGAAGAAAAGGTTGTCATATGAATAAGTAGATAAAACAATGGGGTGAAGGTATGATCAAAGAATGGTTAAATGAAGAGTATGCTCCAGGTAAGAAAAACCTAACTAGGATACTATCAGAGCCGCTATTAGAAGAGCTAATAAGCTATAATGATACAGGTAACTTTGACCGAGTGATGGCGTTGATGTAGGTTATGATATATAGAGAACAACTGTATAATGTAGTTGTTAAAAAGAAAGAAAAAGAAAATAAATAGAAGATGCTCTTTGATGGACCAATTTTTGCGCAGAGTTGGTTCAATGACGATACTCCTAGAGTATTTTCTAATGACGATAATGTATATACATTTTAACTATGAAGAATACTAAAAGTTTCCCTGCACAGAAACTACCAATGTCAAAGAAGACACAAGCCTGGAAAGAAGCCTGCGTAGACTATGTAGTAGGCGCTGGAGATTCAGGATTTGGTGGTAATGGTAGATCTAGATCTGACGAGATGTAGACTTACTATGATTTATATAATAGCATATATAATGAAAAGGATCTTAAATATGTAACTAATCCATTTAAACAAGATGATGGATTTCCTGCTATGGCATAGGATTATAATATCATCAAACCATATGTAGATCAGTTACTTGGTGAAGAAACTAAGAGACCTTTTAATTTTCATCCACAACGCACAAGTGATATAGCTGCTAGTGAACTATAGGAAAAAGCCAAAGAAATGCTAATGGATTATATTCAGGCTACTATAGCTAGTAAGTTAAGTCCAGAACAAGCAGCCAGATATGAACAAGCATTAGCTACAGGAGAAATCTAGACTCCAGAAGCTATAGCTAAGTATCTATAGAAAGATTATAAAGATATAGCAGAAACTGAAGCTTATCACGCATTACAATTCCTAAAGAGGAAGTTGAATCTTACCCATGAATTCTATAAAGGTTGGAAAGATGCTTTAATAGGTGGAGAAGAAATATACTACATAGGTGTAATCAATGGAGATCCTTATGTAGAAAGAGTAAACCCTATGTATTTTGATTATGAGCATTCTTTAGACTTAGAATTCATAGATGATGCAGCATGGTGTCGTAGAAAGATGATTATGTCTGCTACTGAAATATACGATAGATTCTATGATAAAATGTCTGAAAGACAATTGAATGAACTACTAGAACTTATTGATCAAAGACCTGGAGCAGGTAATAATCCAGAGATAAGAAAGACTAGTATAGATTATGAATCTATTAAGCTACATAAGATTAATAGTTTTACAGATAATCCATTTGATATAGACCATATAGTAGTATATCACTGCTGTTGGAAGTCTTTCAAAAAGATAGGATTTGTTACTTTACTAAATCCAGAAACTGGAGAAGCTGAAGAATTTCAAGTAGATGAAGATTATAAAGTAACAGGTACTGAACAATCTGTAGAATGGGATTGGATTATTGAAGTATGGGAAGGATATAGAATCGGTGATGATATGTACATAGGGATCCAGCCTATTGAATATCAACATATATCTGCTGATAATCCTAATTCATAGAAATTACCTTACACTGGTGTAGTGTATAACAATACTAATAGTAAGCCTAGATCATTAGTAAGTATGATGAAACCATTACAGTATATGTATATTGTAGTATGGTATAGACTTGAATTAGCATTATCTAGAGATAAAGGTAAAGTAGCAGTAATGGATATTACTTAGATACCTAAATCTATGAATATTGATGTTAATAAGTGGATGCATTACTTGAGTGCATTAGGTGTAGCTTTTATTAATCCTTATGACGAAGGATGGGATATACCAGGACGTGAGGGAGGTAAACCGTCTCAATTCAACTAGTTATCTTCTTGGGACTTAACTATGAGTAATGTAATAGCTGAGTATATTCAATTAATGTAGAAGATTGAAGATATGGTAGCTAAGCTTACTGGTATTACTCCACAAAGACAAGGACAGATTGCTGCTAGTGAATTAGTAAGTAATGCTAATACTGCTGTTAACATGTCTTATCATATTACTGAACCTTGGTTCTGGAATCATAATTAGGTGAAGAGAAGAGTATTAACAATGCTATTGAATACTTCTAAAGCAGCTTGGAAAGATAATAAGAGATACTTGAATTATATATTAGATGATGCTACCAGAGCGTTTGTACAATTATCTGATAATTTCTTCTATGAAGATATGGATATATTTGTAGATGATAGTACTAAGAATCAACAGTATATAGATCAATTAAAGCAATTGCTGCAACCTGCTATGCAGAATGGTGCTAGTCTGTTAGATATTGCTGAAATCATTACTTTAGATAATATGAGTATGATTAAGAATAGACTTGAGGAAATTGAACAGAAAAGAATGGAACAAATGCAGCAACAGCAGCAAGCTGAACAACAAGCACAACAGCAAATGGCAGAACAACAGAATCAGCTTAAAGAAGAAGAGCTTATGCTTAAGGAAGCTGAAATGGATCTTGAAAAATATAAAGTAGATCAAGACAATGCTACTAAAATCACCGTTGCACAACTCAATGCTTATCGTGGTGCTGAGAATATGGATCAAGATATGAATGGAATTCCTGATCCAATTGAAATAGGAAAGCAAACTCTAGAATAGCAGAAGATAAATTCTGATATTGCTACTAAACAATTAGAACTTAACAATAAGCGTAGAGAAATAGAACAGAAGAGAGAAGCTGAAAATAAGAAGATACAGCTTGAAAAAGATAGAATGAAGCATGAAACTGAGTTGCAACGTATGTCTGATAAAGCTGCTATGGATAGAGAGAAATTAAAAGCAAAAACTGCTATTCGCAATAAAGTAACAGGAGAGAAGTAATATGAAAGTAATACAGAATAAATTTATACCATTTAAGGGTTATAAATACATCAATATATTTGGTTTGATATTTACTAGAGATAAATCTAAAATAACAGATATTGAATATAATCACGAAAAGATTCATCTCAAATAGATGCAAGAAATGCTGTGGTTACCTTTCTATATTTGGTATGGCATTGAATATTTAATAGTATCTCTAGCTAGATTGTCAGATAAACAAGGAGATAGATATCATGATGTATCTTTTGAAGAAGAAGCTTATAACAACGATACTAATCTTGACTATTGTAAACAAAGAAAACATTTTGCTTGGTTGAAATACATTAAAATTAAAAGTAATAAGGAGAATTAATTATGGCTTGTAAAGGTGGAAAGAAGGGCTCTAAAAAGGGTTCTAAGAAAAGTAAATAATTATGGAACGTGAAGCATTTAGATAGAGAATGCAACAGTATAAGTAGGCTAGGGAGAATAATCCCTAGCTGAAGTACTGGGATTGGAAGAAGTATGCAGATGGTGGTATTGTAGATGAAGATCCACCACAGAATACTAGTGAAAGACCTATTACTAACTTTGACCCTAAAGGAGATCCATATAATCCTACATATGGATATAACCCAGGTGCAGGATATGTTTCAAATTCAGATCCATTAGGCAGTCTATATATAGAAGGAGCTTTACTTAATCCAGTATTTAAATTAGCAGGTAATGCAGTATCTAATATAGCTAGAGGATTAACTAAATACTCTTCTAAATATGTACCAGAAGTAAGAAGAACTGTGTAGGATAAAATAAACAGTTTGTTCCGTAGAGAAGCTGAAGATAAAGCTCGTACATATAAATTATATGATGATGCTATAGAATCTAGAAATAGAATAATTGAAGATCTATATTCTAATCCAGCTTATATGGAAAGAGCTAGATAGATTTAGAATACATACGGTGATAATTACGCTAAAGTATATGAAGATATAATTAATTAGTATAATACTAATTATTGGAATTTACCTAATCCTGTTATAAAACAGTTAGACGCTAAGGCTAAAATGTAGGCTAAAGATGCAGCTGTAAATAGGTATATTACTAGAAGACAACCAGCAGGATATGATGATTTTGAGTATTAGATAAATAGAAATCTTACAGAGATAGATTATCCTACTACTAGACATGAATTAGGACACTATGTAGATTTCAATTTAGCTAAAAGTTCAAACCCTGATTATAGCAACTCTATGTTTGCAGAGTTAAAAAGAGATTTATCAAAATAGAAGAATCCATTATTTCCAGATAAAACTGATTATTATAGTAAAGGTACAGAATAGAAGTCTTATATGAATACTCTTAGAGAGTATATGTTTAAGACTGGTATGATTAATAATATAGGAGATAAGGTAACTTCTAGATAGATTAAGAAAGCTATAAGATCCTTGCCTAAAGATATGAGATCTATTGAAGCTGCTTATCTTCAATTTGCTACACCAGGATAGTACACAAAGTGGTTTAACAAGATACCTTTACTTGGTACTTATCCAATAGTAAATAAACAATTTTAGAATTATGAAGAAGATAAAGATAAAGCCAGAAAATAGAGGTAAGTTCAATGCAACTAAAAAGAAGACAGGAAAGACAACTGAAGAACTAACTCATAGTAAGAATCCTGTGACAAGAAAGAGAGCAATATTCGCTTAGAATGCTGCTAAATGGAATAAAGGTAAAAAGAAGAAAAAATAAATCTAATTAAATATTTTAATTATGGATAAAAAAATGACATTAGGTGGATTTGAAGCTGTATTAGATAGCTTTATCCCTAATCCAGATGGTGGTTTTAGAAATTCAAATATTGATGAAAATGTTAATGTCAACGCTGATGAATTTGAATCACTAGACGATGAAGAATTGGAAGATATTAAAAAGAACAATATCGAAGTAAAAAATAAGAAAGAAAAGCCAGTAGAGGAAGGTACTGAGGAAGAAGAAATCGAAGAAGAAGATATTGAAGATAAACCAAAACGTAAGCCTGGTAGACCTCGTAAAGAAGAAACTATTGAGGAAGAAATAGAAGAGGAAGAAGGTGTCGAAGATAACAACGAAGAAAATGTTGTTACTAACTTCTTTGACGCTATGGCTGAAAAACTTAATTGGGAATTTGAAGAAGATGAAGATAAACCCAAAAGTGTTGATGAGTTAATTAATTACTTCCAAAATGTCATTGAAGAAAATAGTAAGCCTGAATACTCTAGTGAAGAAGTTGAAGCACTAGATAATTTCGTAAAGCAAGGTGGAGATCTAAAGAAGTATCTGACTATTGATGCTGAGTTAGATTTAGATGATATTGATATTGAAGATGAAGCTAATCAGAAATTAGTAGTAAAACAGTTACTTAAAGAAAAAGGGTTCTCTACTAAGAAGATTGATAAGTTGGTAAGTAGATATGAAGAAGCTGGATTACTTGAAGATGAAGCGCAAGACGCTTTAGAAGATCTGAAAGAGATTAAAGAAGAAAGGAAGAAACAGCTATTAGAGGATTAGAAAAAGGCTTATCGTGAATAGTTACAGAGACAACAGCAATTCTATGATAACGTTGTTAGCGAAATAAAAGGCTTAAAGAATATACGTGGTATTACAGTCCCTGAAAAAGATAAAAAGGTTTTAATGGATTATATACTTAAGCCAGACACAGACGGTAAAACAAAGTACCAAAAGGACTATGCTAAGGGTGGTGTTAAGAATCTGATAGAATCAGCATACTTTACAATGAATGCTGACAAACTTATTGAGGCTGCTAAACGTGAAGGAAACAATTCAGCTATTGATAAGTTTAGACGAAGTTTAAAATCTAGTAGTATTACTACTAAATCTAGAAAACAAGCTACGGGTTCTGATGATGATCCAATTTGGTTCTCAGCTGCACGACAACTGCGTATATCATAATAATTAATTATATAAATAAAAAAATTAAATTACTAGTATTTTATGGATAATAATATTCTTAATAACCTCCAATTATACAAAGGTAAATGGTTTTCTGATTTGATCGACACTAATAAGATTAGTCTCGCTTCTCAGCAAAGACCTTATGAGGTATCTACTATCCTGTCATACGTATTTGGTACTAAAGATAATGGTTACAGTACTTCTCTTGATATGTTGACAGGTGGTCTTGGAAATGTAATGACTATTGATCAGCCTTCATTTGAATGGGGTGTTATGATCGACCAAGATAGAGCTGTTACAATTCGTGACGCTAAATGGAATGGTGCTGCAATTGGTGAAAATTCTACACCAGGTTTGGGTAATACTCCTATTACTTTGTGGTTGGAAGATGCATGGTTTGGTCCTGGTGCTACTATCGAATTTGATGATAAGAGTCAAGCACGTATTCAGGACGCTCCGTATCAAGATGGCAACCTGTATGTTTATACAGTATTTGTATCTAATGGTAGTCCCGCTTCTTATATTGACCCTGCTGTTTTAGCTTCTGGTTGCCAAGTAAACCGTTTGGCTTCTGCTTATGAAGAATACAGTGAAGAGGCTGATATCCTGAACTACAATACTCACTTCAAGATGCGTAACTATTTGACTACAGTACGTCTGTCTTATGATATCACAGGTTCTGCTTACTCTACAGTTATGGCAGTAGCTTTGAGAGATCCTAAGACTGGTAAAACTTCTTATTTGTGGTCTACATTCCAGGAATGGGTTGCAATGCGTGAGTGGTACAAACGTCTTGAAAGAGCTTTGGTATACAATCAGAACAACGTAAACAAAGATGGTTCTTGTAATCTGAAAGGTAAGAATGGTCGTCCTGCATTTATTGGTGCTGGTTTGCTGGAACAGATTGCTCCGTCTAACAGACGTTATTATACTCGTTTGACAGCTGAACTGTTGGAAGACTTCTTGTTTGACCTGTCTTACAATGTATTAGGTACTAATGAACGTAAGTTTGTTGCCTTGACTGGTGAAATGGGTATGCGTGAATTTGACCGTGTACTTAAAGAAAAGATGGCTAATATGAACTTGATTGACACAGTATTCGTAACTGGTTCTGGTGATAATTTGAAGTTCGGTGGTCAGTTTAAGACTTACGCAATGTCTAATGGTATTGAATTGACTTTGAAGTATTTCCCGTTGTATGACAATACTACTTATAATCGTCAGTTGCATCCTGTTACTTTGAAACCGTTGGAATCTTACCGTATGACATTCTTGGATTTGGGTCGTCGTGATGGTGAAGCTAACATTGTTAAAGTAGTTCGTAAAGATCGTGAATTCGTTAACTGGTGTACAGCTGGTTCTGTAACTCCTGCTGGTTACGCTCACTCTAACACAGAAGTTCGTTCTAACGCTAAGGATGGTTACTCAGTACACTTCTTGGGTGAGGTCGGATTAATGCTCCGCGACCCCAGAGCATGTGGAGAATTAATAATGTCTTGTGAATAATCTACGCGTTTGTGGGCAACATAAATATATATTCTGCGTTATAGTAGTATATTAAAAATTAGAAAATATACTACTATGAGCAGAATATATAAAATTACAGATAGAACTAACAATAAAGTTTATATTGGACAAACCAAACGAGATATTTATAAGCGTTTTGCCGAACACATTTATCGTGCGTTAAACTCACAGCGTAAAAATGATAGAACTCTAGCTATCTATATAGCTATAGTAAACCACAAACCTGAAAATTTTCAAGTAGAGCTTTTGGAGAATGTAGAAGGTACACCAAAACAGGTAGACGAACGAGAGATATATTGGATAAAACAATATGATTCTACAAATCCAGATAAGGGTTATAATTTAGATAAAGGCGGTCATGTTATTTCAGAAGCCTGTCGTAAAGCTGCTGAAAAATATCTATTTAAAACTGGAGATAAATTAGAAGGTAAAATGCTTGAAAACGCTAGAGCCAATGGCATGAAAGTTGCAAAAAAAGTATTGCAATTCGATAAAGAAACAGCTAAACTTATTGCAGAATATCCTAGTATTATGGAAGCTAGCAGATCTACAGGTTGTGACCGCAGATCTATTCAACGGCAATTACAAGGTGAATATGGAAATCCATCTTCTTCTAGAAGTTGGTCAAATTTAAAATATATTTGGTCTTATGATGATCAAAACGTAAACCGTGATTATATAGTTTGGGATACGATAAATAGTTTCAGAATGTTTTCAACATTGGAAAAAGCGGAAGAATTTTATAATAATCTTGAAAATTGTCCTGATAAAAAGATAGAAGAACTTATAACCCATCAAAAAGTTCTTCTATATAATATGAATAGAGAATTAAAAGAAAGTTTATAAAACTGAACAATCTAATATATAATTATATTATGGAAGTAATCGTTAGAATAACTAAATAGAATCCGTGGACTGGATTAGTAAAATGGTCCAATTGCTTTGATTATCTAGGTTCCTATTGGACAAGATCTGGTAGTCGTTACACAGGTCTAACTCAAGATAAAGCTAGAGAACTAGAACAGAAAATGGGTAAAGCTGAAGGAGAATTAGATCCTGATAGCACATTTTGGGATACATTTGCAATTAAGATTGGTAAGAAAGAATTAGTAATTAATACTGATAGACCTGAAGGAGAATTGCAATATTTATTCCTATTAGGACATAAGAGAGTAGCAAATGGCATTGATAAAATAACTCCATCTACTGATTATGTACTTATAAATAAAGAAGCTGAAGCAGAACAAATTAATAAAGCTAACAAAGTTAAACGTGATGCTTATAGAGCACTGGATAAGATGAGTCTTGAAGATATGCGCAAATGTCTTAGACTTCTTGGAATTAAAGCTGATACTATGTCTAATGAATTGGTTGAAGCTAGACTTGGTGAAAACGTAGAAGCTGATCCAGCAAGATTTATTAGAATTTGGGTAGATAATCCTAATAAAGAAATTAACTTTGTAATTGAAGAAGCTTTAAGTAAAAATATTATTCGTAAGAACAGAGCATCATATTACTTTGGTACTGATCTTATTGGTAACGGTCTTGAAGATGTAATTGCATATTTGAAAGACAAAAAGAATCAAGATATTTACTTAAGTATTATGTCTGAAATAAAATCTAAATAATGACTAGAGAACAATTTCACTCATATTTTAAAGTAGCAATGGACAAGAACTCTCAAAGCGTAGCCTTTGGGGGTTGTCCTGCTTTCTTACCAGAAGAAATAGATTACTGGTTAGACCAAGGTTTATACCAAGAAATCAGTAATAAGTTTACTGGTAATAACTACTTAAAAACTAGCTTTGAAGGATCTGTAAAACGTATTCATGACTTAGAAAAGTTAGTACATACAGATACAAATGTTATTGCTAATACTGAAACAGACTCAAATAGATGTTATGTTACTAATCTATTTAATGGTGACAGAATGTTCTTTGTAGATGCTGTATTAAACTTCAATAACAAAAAAGCTACCATAAAGCTAATAGATCATGCAGACGCTACTAAATTTAAGAAGACTTATAATAATAATCCTTGGATAGAAGATCCAGTAGCTGTGATAGAAGATAACACTCTATATATCTATTATGATTACTTAGCTATGAGTAGTAATAGTTATTCTGTAGATATTACTTATGTTAAGTTCCCTACTAAGATAGAGAACTTACCAGCAGATGGTATGAGTGAAATACCAGAGTATATGCAGTTTGAAGTAATTAATAGAGCTGTAGAACTAGCATTAGAAGATATTGAGTCTAAGAGAATATAGACTAAATCACAGTTGAACCAAATAGATGAATGATTATGACAGACCGTGGATTTCAAATCGAGTTTGAACGTAGGCTATAGTTAATGGATCCTAATTTAGTTATTAAGGATAAGCTATCCTCAGACACTATTATATCATTCATTAATGAGGCAATTGATAAATTTTATAAAACAAGATACTCAGGTGTTAACTTTAAAGCTCAAGGATTTGAATAGACCTAGAAAAGAATAGACGATTTACGTACATTAATTAAAAATAAGAAATATACTGAAGGTTCAATTAATAAAAGTGATCGTAATTCTTATTCTGTAGAGTTACCAGAAGATTATGTATTATTACTTGGAGATACAGCTGGTATACAGCCAAGTAATTTAAATGAATGCTGGGAAGTTAATGAAAGAGGAGAATATATAACAAAATATACTGACACTCTAGAGTCTACAATAGAAACATTAGATAGACAGTTAAGTAATTCATTATCTGAACACAGACTAAAATATTGTCAAGCTAGACCTTTAAAGCTAATTCAAGACAATAATGTGATATTATATACAGATGGTAAATATAAAGTAAGTGAATATGAGATTACATACTTAGCTAAGCCATCTAAAATTAATTCAAGTAATATTACCAATACAGAATATACAGATTTGCCAGAACATACACATATGGAAATAGTAAAAATGGCAATCTAGATTTATCTTGCTACTAAACCAATGTAGCACTATAACGCTTATTCCAACGAAATAGCTTCAATGGAATAACAAATAAATTAATGCGCTTGTCAACGTGGAAATCTGCAATAAGGAAAGTAGAAGACAAGCAGACTAGCGCTAAGTCTAACAATTAATTATTTTTATATATGATTACAAAAGTTGATACCGTACTTATCGGTAAAACATGTCCAGCACCTTATACTACAGTAGATAGTCTTGCTCAGGGTGCTGTAGCTTTATTTGATGAAAATAAGAACTTGATTGAAAATGAAGCTAGTGCAGTAAAGGCATCTACAGTATATATCGGTGTGGCTGGAGATAATATGACTATTGCTTTGCCTGATGGTACTAGTGCTACTAAGCGTTCTGTAGAGTACTCTAATGCCATTTAGAAAGCTTCTAAACCTTCTTATGTAATTGGAGATTACGAAGCTCCAGTAGAAGAAAAAATTGAAATTGATTTAACTAAGGCTACCGTTGTTATCGGTCATAGATACGTTTTGCGTATTGTTTATAAAGATATGTACGAAGCTCCGGGATAGTTCACTCATACTTACGAAGTAGTTGCTACTACTGAAACTGTTGATGTTTTGGGTAATGCACTGTTAAAGAAAATTAATAAACACACAAATCGTAGAGTAAGTGCTACATTTACAAGTAATAAGTTAACACTTACAGCTCTTCCTAAGGATGATAATGAAGGTGTTTATTCATTAAATGAATATTCTGTAGTTTCTATGGAAGCTTCTCTGTACGTTACCATTCCTGGTGCATTGCTGTCTAATGTTCCTGAAGCAGTTCCTGGTGCAACTATTAAGAAAACTGCTGGTAAACCGGGTAAAGGTTACTGGAAACAAGTACGTGATATGGAAGTACGTATGTTGGGTTATAAGGGTCATGTATTCACAGATGCATATCCTATCATTGAACCTAAACGTAATGTTACTGAAGGCGCATCCTACGATTACATTACTATTGAGAATGACAACTTGTACTTGTCACCTGACAATCAATACATTAAAACTACGCCGTTAACTACTGAATTGTATGTTGAAAAATCTGCTAAATTGAGTACTTCTCAGTTTGTTAAGAATCTCAAAGCATTTATTACAGGTGTTAATAGTGCAGTATAATACGGTTTCTTTATTTAAAAAAACTAGGCGAGGTTGAGGTTTATCCTCGGCTTCGCCTTTTTAATTTTTTGTAGATATGAAAATAATTAATGCAACATTAAATAACGATACTATAACTATAACTTTAGATGCTAAGGCTAATGTACATAAGATTTATCTAGATTCAATAATAAATCAAAAGAATATGTATTCTGATGAAGATGATAAACACACTCATGTAATATCTGACTTTGTTGCTTAGGATAATACTGTTATTGTTGATATTACTGAGTATAATGAAACTTCTTTTATAGTAAGCGTTCTTACATCAGAGGGTAATAGAGATGAAGCTATAGCAATAGATCAGAATGAATTATATTTAGCTAAAGTAAATCTACTTACTATGTATTGTAATACATGTTTAGATAAACATTAGAAGCATATAATAATGATGTGTGATTTTAGATCATAGTTATTGTAGTATGCTTTAGAGCACAATCTTACTAAAGACGCTATTGAACATTACATAGATCTTAGTAGAATGTTAGGTATGATAGATTATCATAATTGTAGTAAGTGCCTATCTCCTAATAAAGTGTGTAAATGTTGTAATGGTATGTGTGCGCTATGATAAAAGAAGAATATAAAAATGGATGCAGATTGAAAGAATAGGTAAAGTATAACATTGATTATGATGATTGCCAAATTCTTAATCTAACCTGTGCTAATTACATATATGATTTAGTATAGGAATCTTCTAAATATGAAACAAAATTAGAAGACGTTAAAAAGATGTTATATATGATAGAAAAGTTATTAGGACACGAAGTACAATATGATATTCCAGAATATCATGGAGATAATAAAAAATGTTATTTTAGTGTAGTATCAGATAATTTTGTTATTGATGAAAACAATATAAAACAATTAGATTATGTACTACAAGATACAAAAGAATTTGTTGAAAGCTTTAGTACTGATTATCAAAAGATATAGTAAAATATATTGACTATGAGGACATCCCAACACTAAATATGGTAGCTAATTTAGGAGGTGTATTTATAGAATATATAAAAGGGAAACCTGTAATTTCTGGAGACATGTATGTATCTAAAATGGGTACTACTTAGGAAAGACCTGCTAATATTATAAATAAAGGATTTCAATATTTTGATACTACTATAAACAAACCAATTTATTGGGATGGCTCTAAATGGATAGATGCTACAGGAGCTACTGTATAACAATAAAATAATTAAGATATGGCATAGTATGCAACTAAAGATGAATTAAATGAACTCACAGGATTAGTAAGAACATTGTAGGGTAATGTTTAGACTCTAGATACTAGTGTTGGTGAGCTTGATACATTAGTAGAAAGAATTAATCACTTATCTACTTTAAAAGATGTTACCATTACTTATATTACAGAAGGAGACTTAATATAGTATAGTAGTGATGGTACATGGCATAATGTATCTCCAGCTGTATTAGCAGATTATATTAGTGGTGAAGGCGGTATTATTGATACTGCTGTTGTTAAAGCGTTAATAGCATCAGAGGGTGGTAAGTTATTCTTAAGTAAACTATATGATGATACAGCATTAGGTGTTATTACATTTAAGAATAGTGTAATAGCTGATAGTATGATATATGCTAAAAAAGGAATTACTATTGGTAATTATATATCAGGACTACTTGGAGATGGAGCTATAATTGATGAACACGGCAATATAGAAGCCGGAAGCTTAACCCTTAGAGAATTCTTATCTGTACCAGAATTGCGTTTTAATAGAGTAGATGTAGTAAGTGGTGAACTGTGGAATTCTATTGCTTTTGGTACTATCGAATCAGTAGATACTAAAAACCAGATAGCTACACTTAAACTAGAAGAAGGAGAATATAGTGGTCTACATGTTAATGATATATGTAGGGGTATATGGCATAACATTAGTGGAGTAAATGAAACTACTCCAGGTACAGATGAATGTGGGTTTGAAAAAATGTAGGGATTTAGTACTGCTTATTTTACTCCTATTGAAATTCTTGATGAAAGAGGTAAACAATTTAGATATTCATTAAAGCCTAATACCACTCAACATCCTACTGCTAATATGAAATTTGCAGTATATGGTAATTTCTTAGATGAAACTAGACAATCTAGTGCTTACTCTACAAGAGATTATAAAAGATTCTTAAAAGATGTTAGTACTTGGGCAATAGATTGGACTAATATAGCATCACAATTTGGTAAAATAGAAGGGTTGACTATTCCTGGAGCTCCAGATGATGGGGTACTACATGGGGATGGTGCTTACTTAACTAATGTCTACATGACAGGTGCTATGATTTAGTTTACTCCAGAACAAGAAGATAGTCTCAAAGGATAGGATGCTTACTCAGTAAATCTTACTAAAGACAACCTATCTGTTATTGTGGATAATGAATTAAACATATTAGATAAGTATAGCTAGCTAGATAATTTAACATTTGGAGTACAAGCTTTTAAAGGTACTACAGAATTATCATATTCAGATGTATATGCTGAAGGATCTTACTTCTTAACTTGGGAAGCAACTGGTCTTAAGTGTACGATGGCCAATGGTATATTTACAATTACAGATATTTTGTCCGTTACTAATAGTCCTCATATAGACTTGTTAATTAACTGTGAAGGTAATGCTACATTTAAAAAGACAGTAGTATTATAGTTCCATTTACAACCTAATTCATTATGGACTACATATAACGATAACGATGCTATACCTGATAGACCTACTGGTGATGGTACTACTAACGGTTGGCATAGAAATTACACAGCATCTGCAATATGGATGTCTACTAAAAGTTCTATTGAAGTAGATGATCCTAATGTAGAATGGGGAGATCCTAATAGATTCCGTGGTGCTTCAGTAGCTGGTAAAGATGGTGAGTATACTAGATTTGCATATACTGAATCAAGCGTACCACCACCTACTCCTATAGGTGATACTGTTCCACCTAAAGACCCAAACAATAAATACACTTGGACTATGGACCCACCGCAAGGAGATCCAGAAAAAGGTATTTGGGTATGGCAATCAATACAAACTGTGTATTCTGATAAATCTACATCTGGATGGTCAGAACCTTTCCGTTTAACAGGAGCTGATGGTAAAGACGGTAATGATGGTAATGATATAGAGTTTGTATATAAGATTACACAAAATAATTCTGCTCCTACTTTACCAGCTAATAGTAATAGAGATGATTATACAGAACCAAACAATGGTTGGTATGATAATCCTCAAGGTGTTAGTGAAACTTGGCAATACGAATGGGTAGCTCAACGTACTAAACCAGCGGCTAAAGCAGGTACTGGTAATTGGGGTAATTGGCAAGGTCCAACATTGTGGTCTAAATGGGGAGAGAAAGGTATGGACGGAGACGGTTATGAATATATTTACTATCGTACTCAAGCTGAAAACATTGCACCTGATACTCCTGTAGCTGCTAATAATACAGATGATGAAGCGCGTCCTCAGGCATTTATTAATGGTGTAGCACAAACTACTACTTCTCCTGGAGGAATGTATTGGACTGATGATCCCCAAGGAGTTAGAGAAAACTTGATGTTTGAATGGGTAAGTGTACGTAAAAAAACAGATGGCGTATGGTCAGCGTTTCAAAAACCAGCTATGTGGGCTAAATGGGGTGAGACTGGTTTAAGTGGCGGTAATTATCAATATAGATATAAAATATCAGCTACTACTCCAAGTATACCTACTGATCAAGCTGCGTCTGGATGGTCTGAAGATTCTGAAATGGTTCCACCAGAAGGTCAATATGTATGGCAAATTCATAGATTTAAAAACGCAGATGGTTCATTAACTGCTTGGACTGGGTTAATAAGACTTACCGGAGCCGATGGTAAAGATGGTGAAGACGGTAATAGTATGGAATTCTTATACGCACGTAATAATGATAAAGACAATTATCCTCAAAAACCAAATTCTAATCAAACTACAGACTGGACAGGTACTGGACCAGATGGTACACAGTGGTTTGATAATCCATAGGGAGTAGACGATTCACATAGATATGAATATGTAACTCAAAGATATAAAGATAAGAGTACTTAGAAATGGGGAGATTATTCACAACCAGGCTTATGGTCTGTATTTGCAGATAAAGGTAAAGATGGGGATGGATACGAATACATATTCGCTAGGTTCTCTAGTTATGATCAAGCAGCTCTATGTAGTAGAAATGAGCAATATTATCCAGCTTCTCCTACTTATGGATCACAATATTTAAATGGTGATTATTAGCAAGATGATTATATACCTACTAAGACTTGTAAAGGTGCTACTTTCACTTATACCGATAATGGAGTAAGCGTAACAGAAAGCATACCATATCAAGTATGTTGGACACGTAAGAAAGAAAATGGTAAATGGGGAGATTGGAAAGATGGATTTATTTGGACTAAGTGGGGTAAAGACGGTCAAGATGGACAAGATGGAGATAAAGGAGATCAGGGTGATAAGGGAGACCCAGGAACACCTGGTACTGATGCTACTACTTATATAATTACTCCTGGAGCAGCAACTATACGTCTTACCAGAACTTCTTCTTATGAACCTAGTAGCATGACATTTAGAGCATACAAGAAAACAGGAACAGGTAGTCTGTCTTCTGTATCTGGTTACTGGGAAATATATGGTAGTAATAGTCACGCTCCAACAACCTCTTCAGAAGGTACTGAAGTTGGTAGTGGTTGGTCTGGTGTTTCCAATATTACATTTAATATATCTAGTTCTACTAAATATAACTATTATACTGTAGCATTTAATCCTACTCAGTTTCCTATTTATAATGATAATCCTGTAGCAGCATCAGCAACTATTACAGTTGTAGTTGATGGTTAGAATGGACAAGATGGATCCGCTGCTAATACTCAATATACAGATATTAGATTTAGAGGAGTTTGGGATTCATCTACTAGATATTACTATGCTACAGCATCATCAATAGGTTTAACTAACTATGAAAATCCTAGTAATGCATATGTTAGGGATTAGGTAATTTATAAAGGTGGCGTATATCTAGTTAAGTATGTTAATTCTGGCGGAGTATATGGTCAAACTCCTAGTTCTAGTTCATCATACTGGGAATTAGTGTCTAGTGTTAGTGCCATGGCAATTAATACATTGTTAGCAGATAATGCTGTATTAGGTGCATTTCATTTCTCTAATAATGTATTTTGGTCAGGTGATGGAGGTAGTTCATCTAGTGCAGCTAAACTATATATGAATAGCAGTACTGGTGAATTTAGAGCAGAATCTGCAACTATAAAAGGAAATATTACTGCAACTTCTGGTACGTTTACTGGTACTGTGAACGCAACTTCTGGTACGTTTACTAGCGGTACGTTTACTAACTGTACTACTACAAATCTCACTATTAATAGTGGTACATTAAAGATGAGCAGTTCTATTACTAGCAGTTTAGGTACTCCAAGTTAGACATATTCTATTACTACTACTACTAATATTACAGGTTCTGGTTTCTCTATATTATCTGCTACTAGTTCTAATGACTTAATTCGTGCAACATTTGGTTCAAAAGTAGTATCTGTATATAATAGTAGCTATAGAAATATTAGTGCATTAGCAGCTATAGCCATAGATGGTTACTATATTTCTGGTAGAAATACTGTTACTGTGCCGTTGTACATATCTGCGGCATCAGATAATGATGCCGCAATCTTTGTAGACAACGGTGCTTTCTATGGTTGGAACTTACCAGTTTTGAATATTTCAGCATTAATTAATGGTGTAACATTTTCATGTGTATGTAATGTAACTTCATCTGGGTATACTATGGCCTTAAACCAAGGCAAAGTAGGAACAATGGTATTTATGAGTGTATCTAATGGATATACATATACTATTAGACGAGATTCATGTGCATGGATATCATCTACTGGTGCATATCAATCAGCTGGTACTAGTTCTACTAAATATAATGATGATGCTAGAATATTTATACGTGTTGCTTATAACACTTGGTAGGAATATTACGTTGGTTAATAAAAAAATTAAATAAAGAAACTATGAAAATAAATTTTAAACAACTCAAAGTATACGTTGATATAAATAAAACTATTGAACAGTATATTGATGTAGCTAAAGATTTAGCTGAAGGTTTATACAAAACATCAGCTGGAATAGCAGGTCACTCGTTAGCATTAAAAATATATAATTCTACTGGAGAAGAAGACTATAGTGAATTAGAAGTAGATTTAATTACTAAGTATGCTAATCAATATGGTACTCCTTTCTTTATAGATGCTTTAAGTAATATTAAAAATGAATAGTCAATTACACAATCAGATCAAACAGTTGAGTGACAGAGAACTACTAGAGGGCATCTATTAGATGCTCCTAGTAGTAATGTAGGAACAATTAATCAGTGATAGTAAATAGTTAGGTATAAATGTTATAGCTGATTTATTAGTAGATAATATGTATAGAAACAGAGAAAGAAATGAAAATAATAACAATGCGCCATATCTTGGGCAACAAAGTATTGCAATATGATGTTGATGACAGAGGAGTTATCGTAGATGAGAGAGAAGATGTACCTGTAGAGGTTTATGCGGAAAACTTTAATGATTGGGCGAAATTTACAGGCGCAAAATATACCGTGACAAACAAGAGCATCAATATAACAAATTTTGATGCCGTAAATAACGCATCTATATATCTTACCACATCTAAAAAGTTTAACGGCATAACGATTACGGTAGATGGATTATTAGATGGTCAAGAAATAGCGTGGGGATATAATAACAATCCATTGGTAAGAATGCCTAAAAATGGAACTTATACACTAGAACCTATTAATAGCACAACAGGAAATATAGGTTTTAGAAGTATAAACATTGTAGGTCCTTGTAATATCACCATCACTTATCTACCGTTACGACAGCAATGAGTTAAATGAAATATTAAATAGCGAAGTATGGACAGAAATGAATTAATAGATAAATTAAAACCTTATTTTGAAGTAAGTGAATTAGTATGCCCTCATTGCTACTCCAAGTTTGGTGAATCTTCATGGTAGTTTATTAGTACTGAATTACTTAGTACTTTGTATATACTACGTACTAAGATATTTAAGAAACCTATTACTATTAATACTTGGAAAACAGGTGGATAGTTCTCATAGAGAGGATTACGTTGTAATATGTGTCAACTAGTAAAGAATAAAAGTAGCATTTACTTATCTGCACACTGTTTTGATGATCAAACCGAAGTACTTACTAATAATGGTTGGAGAACGTATAAGACAATATAGCCAACAGATTTAGTATATTCGATGAATATTGAAACTGAAAATATTGAAATCAAACCAATAAGAGATATAATTAAATATGATTATGATGGTGAACTGTATTGTGCGGAAAATAAACACATATCATACGCAGTTACAGATAAACATAGAATGCTAGTAAAGGGTATTGCGAATAAGTATAAAAGAGTTACCAATAGATAGATAAGTGAAAAATGGAATACTTACTTGTAGCATTTGCGTAGCAATAAAAGCGAAAAATATCACATAGAATTAGCAAAAGATGTACACGGTAGAAGAATGTTTTTTAAAACGGCTGGTATAAAAGATAATACTAACACTTATGATATAAATTTACTACGTATGTGCATGGCTGTAATTTCCGATGGTTATCTTGGAAGAGTAAATAAATAGGGGAACTATGAGTTAAAGTTTAATTTAAAAAAAGAAAGAGACAAAAATGAACTAGAAGACATACTTGCAAAATTAAACTGGAAATACGTAAAGAAATATTCTATTTCACATGAAAGACATGGTTGTACTGGAGTATATAATTATTATGTTAATTCAACAGTTGGTGCACAAGTAAGTCAAATAATTGGGAAAAATAAAAAAATACCAATGTGGTTTCTTTCTCTATCCCCTGATATAATGAAACAGTTAATTATAACATATGCAAAATTTGACGGGCACTTAGATGAACGTAATAATAACACAAATATATCTATCTATTCTATAGATGAGTATAATATCGACATGTTATAGATTATGTCAATTCTGTGTGGTATGCGGTGCGTAAAGAAACACGAAAAGAATATAAAAAATGTTTTAAGAGGTAAAGAGTATATAGTAAAAGATTTTTATACTATTTTTATAACCCAGAATAAAGATTCTTCTAAAGTTTCAGAGAAAAGTTATTTTAAACGCAAATATAAGGGTACTGTATGGTGCGTAAACAATGATAATACCACATTAATAACAAGAAGAAACGGAAAAGTAGTGTTTATTGGAAACTGTTTAGGTAAAGCAATAGATTTTAATGTAAAGGATTTAGATAGTAATGCAGTGAATAACATAGTAAGATAGAATGCTGAATTATTTGAATACCCTATTAGATTAGAAGCTAATACCAATGGATGGTCACACATCGACGTATACCAGCCAAAAGACTCTTCTAAGAAGCTTTTAGAGTTTAATGGATAAGTTGTTCATTTAATAAAGAAAATGGCTTAAAACGCCTTAAAATGCGTTATAATAATATGGATAAAGAAACTATATTTTACAGTATTATGTATTAGGATAGTTCTGCTATTAGTATTATACCAGAACTAGCTAATGCATATAATATGACCCCTCATCGTATAGCTAAAGAAGGTGAGGTAATTAGTATACCTATTAATAGAACATTAGGTAGATTATCTTTTGTTGGTGGGCAAGATTGGATACATCCTATAGTAAATACAGATAATATTAGTGTAGTATTTGACACTAATAATACTGGCGCAGTGAGAGTAGCTAGACCAGTAATACAATATTGTGATCCTAACGGATGTAAAAATTTAGTGCAATTTGCATTACATTAGAATTAATAATTAAAATATACGTATATGACAAGAATAACAAGAAGCTATATAGCTCCAAATCCTAAAGAATTCGAGTATTGGGTTGATTTATCAGCAGATCCAAAAGGTAATGTAATTAAATATTACGCTGGTAGTAGCAAGTGGTTGCCTTTGAACGATGATACAGATAATGATCAGAGTGCTAGAATTGCTGCACTTGAATCAGGTAAAGTAGATAAAGTAGAAGGTAAAGGATTGTCTAGTAATGACTTTACTAATGCATATAAAACTAAACTGGATGGTATTGCTGCACAAGCAAATAAATATGTTTTACCAACAGCTACAGCTGAAATTATTGGTGGAGTAAAGGTAGGAGCAAATATTTCTTATAGTAATGGTACAATTAGTCTTAGTAAAGCTAATGTGACTAGTGCATTAGGATATACACCTCCTACAGTAGATACTAAAGTGACTATAAATAACACTTTAACAAGTACTAGTACTACAGAAGCTTTAGCTGCTGCTCAAGGCAAAGCTTTAAAAGATTTAATTGATGCATTAATTATAAGAGTTGCTGCACTAGAAACTCCAGCAGCTTAATAAATAAGTATACATATGGTACAAAATAGAATAATATTTTTTGCAACATCTGTTCAACCTAATCCAGAAGAAATAGACTATTGGGTTGACCTATCGGATAATCCTTATGGTGGTAGCATTAAATATTTCAATGGAACCGAATGGGTAAGACTAGCTGCATCTGGAGGTGTACCTGATCTTAGTAACTACTATACTAAAACACAAGTAAACAATCTGCTTAATAATAAGGCAGATGTTAGAGATGTAGATAGTAAAGTAGATGATGAAGAAGTAAAAGATGTAATAAAGGATATACAATTTAATACTTCAAATCCTAATGGCATTACTATGGTAATGTTTAAGTATGATGGAAGTAATAAAACTGTTTCAATACCAGTAGCTTCTACAAGTTCTGCTGGTATCATTACATCTAAAGATTTCTTAGACTTTGTTAAGCAGCATCAGTTATAGGAACTTCATACTGAGATGATTGATACCTTTGCTGATATACGTGCAAAGTATTAGAAGAAACTCATTGCTGGTTTAAACATTGAAATTGATCAAGAAACTAATGTGATTAGTGCATCTGGTGATCTAGCTGTACAATGGGATAATATTACTAATAAACCAGATTTTAAACCAGTAGCTACATCTGGTGATTATAATGACTTAATCAATAAGTTAAAACCAGGTAAAGATGTTAGTATTAGTGAAGATAATACGATTAGTATTGCTATTGATTCAGATTCATTAGAACAGTCTTTAGCTACTTTACAAAGTAATATAGATAAAGAAGCTGCTACTGCTCGTGCTGCTGAAACTAAATTAGGCAATGATATAGCTACTGAGAAGAATAGAGCTCAATCTGCTGAATAGACTATTAGTACTAATTTACAGAATGAAATTAATAGATCTACTCAAGTAGATACTCAACATACTAATGCTATAAACAAAGAAGTACAAGATAGAAAAGAAGCTATTGCTACAGAAGTTAGTGATAGAAATGCAGCTATCTTAGTAGAAACTAATAGAGCTAAGGCTAAAGAAGAAGAGCTTGATAATAAGATTACAGATCACACTACTGCAACTAATGCTGCATTAGCATTAAAAGCAGATAAGTCTGATACTTATACTAAGGCACAAGTAGATGCTAAATTATCTGGTGCTTATAAAGTAAAAGGATCTAGTACGTTTGAAGCTCTACCTAAAGACAACAATGTAGTCGGTGATGTATATAATATTACTAATGCGTTTAACTTAGGTGGTAAACATTATGATGCTGGTACTAATGTAGTATGGACTGAAGAAGGTTGGGATGCTTTATCAGGTTCATTTGATACTACTGCTATTGAAGGTAGCATTCAAGAAGTAGCTGATAACTTAGCTCAAGAGATACTTGATAGAACTCAAGCTGATACTACTATTAATAACAATGTGTCTTCACTTACTAATAGAGTAAAAGTAAATGAAGATAAACTTACTATTATTAATGGTGCCGAATCTACTACTGGTTCTATAGCTAATGCTATTAAACAAGCTAAATCATATACAGATACTACTGTAACAGCTGAATAGACTAGAGCAGAAGCAGCAGAATAGAAACTAACTAATGATTTAGCTAGTGAAATAACTAGAGCTAAAGGTGCTGAGTCTGCTAATGCTACAGCTATAGCAAATGAAACTAAACGTGCTACAGGTATTGAAGAAGCTTTAAGAACAGATGTAGAAGATTTAACGGGTTAGGTATTAATTCTTGAAAAGACTAAGGTTAATAAAGTTGAAGGTAAAGGTCTTAGTACTAATGATTATACTACTCCTGAAAAGAATAAACTAGCTGCTATAGAAGCTGAAGCTAATAAGTATGTATTACCTGCTGCTACTACTACTACGCTTGGTGGTATAATTGTAGGAGATAGATTATCTATTGATAATACTGGTAAATTAGTAGCTACTTATACTTATACTTTACCAACAGCATCTAATACTGTGTTAGGTGGGGTTAAGATAGGTAGTAATATTACTAATACTAATGGTACTATTAGTTTAACTAAAGCAAATGTAACTAGTGCATTAGGTGTAGATCCTACTACTACTTATGTAAAGAAAGCTGGTGATACTATGACAGGAGCTTTAACAAACAGTTCCACTATTAGTGGTAGTAAATTGATATCTACTGTATCTACTGGCACTGCACCTATACAAGTATCTTCTACTACTCTATGTACTAATCTGAATGCAGATATGGTAGATGGTTATGAAGTTTCAAATTTTAATACTGATAGCGTATCTATTAAGTGCTCTATAAATAGTGTAAATCAATCCAATGCCGAAAATTGGATTAAACTTTGCACTCTACCATTAACTAGTTAGGTGACAACATAGGATAAAAGAGTAGTATTTGAAATAGTTGGTGGAACGGATGTTGGTGAAAAGTATGCTTATTATGCAACATTGACTGCTTCTACCAAAGTTACGGAAAATGTAGAATTGCGTATTTTGAATAGTGTGGATACTATTTCTATTGCTACGTTTATAGCTGGATACGTTATTACTTCTGATAAAGTAGAAATATGGATTAGAACTAGTAATTAGTGGGGAGCAAACACTAATATAGTATGTAAATATGCTTCTACTAATGCTGAGAACATATTAAGTAGCCCAGCTACTACATAGAGACCAAGTAATTTTGTATTAGGTAACATTAAAACATTAGATGCTCCAGACTGGTACGGTGTATCTTGGTCAGAAACATCTTCTAATCCAGATTGTACTCGTATTGGTAATATGGATATGCATAGAACACTGCCTATATAGAGTATGATGAAACCATATATTATCACCGGAATTAACAATCCCTACGGACAAGAACTTTTGTTACAGGTTAATGATGACTTTTAGACAACTATATTTAGCGCGTAGAATAACACGCAATGGTAGATAGTAACTAGATCGGCCGATCAGATGTTCGTCAAAATACCAGAATTTTGGTATATTGATGATTATTCTCCTAGTTCAAAAACACACAACTTGAAAATATGTCCACACAATAAACCAGGCTGGTACCATCATAAAGAAGCATTTGTATCTGCCTACGAAGGTTATTTAGACGGAGATAGATATTCATCTATAAAAAATAAAATACCTACAGTAAATGTTACTAGAGAAAATCTCAGATCTTTAGTTAGAGTTAACGGATTTAGTGGTGAATCAAAGTGGAATATTTATACATACGAAGAACACAGAGCTATATGTCATTTGTTCTTAGTAGAATATGCCACTAGAAATTCACAAAAGGCTGTTAATACTGAACTAACTCCTGAAGGATTTAGACAAGGTGGGTTAGGTTCAGGTTGTACTACAGGAACAGCAACTATCAACGGAGCTCAAACTTGGTCGTTTATTC